TCTAACAAAATCAATGGGTTACGCTAAGTCGGCTATATTTTATAAAAAATTTTTTATATATATATTTTTATAATAACTTAGCGAAGATAGTTTTTACGGTTAAGATAGCGTAGATAGCCGACTCAAGACAAAGCCCCATTTCTGGGGCTTGTCCATCTTCTAGGGAAAAATAGAAATGTATCAACTATGGCAAATAGCATCTACACAATTATTTAGTCCGAGACTGAGGTAAGGATGTTACTTGATACCGAATCACGCAGAGCCTGCAGTCTGGCTTCTGTGGCCAGGCGCTCCTGCTCCTCGCGATGTGCCTGCAGTTGAACTTCTTGCACCAACTCCAAATACTCAGGGCTGAACTGCCCGTCTCTGATCCAGCCCATGTGCACCAGATGCACATACTTCATGATGTCTTCTTCTGTGACACCAGCCTGCTCCATGAGCAACACAGCAGTTTCAAAGGCATGCATTACACTCAATTTGGGTTTTGATAAAAATTTATTGTCCTCGGGTCTATGTCGTACTGTTCTTGTCATAATAATTCCTTAGGGTTAGACTCATGTAAATATTTAATGCTTTACACAATCTACAGAGTACTTTACCCAGGACTGGAACAGGTCAATCAATACTACAAATGGAAACATGAATTTCCCGAGACCAATTATGTCAAGGAGAATCGCGCTGGACCACCTCGCAAGATACGTGGTAATACCCAGTGTCCTGGATGTGGGCGCACACTGAGTTACAATCAAATATATGCAGACGTACACAAGTGTCCAGGAACACTCACAGACCATCCAGTAAAACCACGTGGGCATCGACCCGGCAGACCCAGTAAAAGTGAACTGGCTCAAAAATGGATTGAGTATGTGCAGGAGAATGATCACCCCATAACCTTTGGTGAAGATTAATTGGCTAAATTGTGTGTTGACACTAAATAAACAAATCAGTATAATATTATTATACTGAAAGGACGTGTATGGAAATGATGTGGTTAATAACGGGCCTGTTTGTGGCACTTGCCCTAGACATATGGAGGCAAGCACGATGAAATGGATCATGGCTTTAATTTTAAGCACCTGTGGCATAGTACAGGCAGCAACTTGGTATACCTATGCACGTGACGAGGATGGTGGCTTTCATGACTACGAACACAGCATGATCACACATCATGAAGATGCTGGCAAGGTGTTGGTGGTATGGGCGCGAACACGTCCCTTTATTGACACACCCAAGACCAGCAAGTATGAACTGCATTGCCCCAGTCGCAGTTATAGAGTAACACACTCAATCCGAGTCACACGCACTGGAGATGTTTATCAAATTGAAAACCCACAAGGCAAATGGCTATATGCTGTTCCAGACAGTGTAGAGATGGTGTTGATAGAACATTGTTGTGCAAATTATCAATAAATAAAATATGAACTTGAAAACCAATCAAAACACCAATGGACACGGCGGAGCCAGACCCGGAGCCGGGAGACCCAAAGGTTCAACGCCCAAAATTCGCGTTGAAGATCTTTTGGACCAAATTGAAATGGCCACAGGCAAGAGCTATGCCGAAGTACTGGCTTGGAACTATGCCGGAGCCATAACACGCAGTGACTGGAGTCAAGTCAGCATATATGACCGTGCGTTTCTAAACAAGATAGTTGCAGACAAAACAGAAGTAGAGATCATTGGCAATGATGAAATGGTAGAACTGCGTCAAGCGGCCTTTGCAGAAGCCATTAATCAATTGAATCAGGCTGCAAGAACTCGCCCAGACAACGACACTAAATAATATTAAAGGATTCTGTACAACTATGCCACTAATCAAATCAACTTCAGCAAAGGCGTTTGGCGAGAACATTGCTCGGGAGCGTGCCGCTGGTCGGCCAGAGAAGCAGGCTGTGGCCATTGCCTATAGTGAGCAACGTGCAGCCGCTAAGAGTGAGCATCACAGCACACACAGCCAAAAACGTAGTGAGCACTATCATAGTCGGGTAGCAGGTACCAGCATCCAACGTGGCTCCAACAAGATGACACAAGCCAAGAGCCAATTAAAGAATCATTCCGAGAACATGGGAGAAGAGTTTTAATGGCCACCAAAGGTGTTCGTAAACTTAATCCTACTCGTATGATTATGAGTCCAAGTAGCCTGGCCGCTCGTCGTGCCGTTACTGAGAATGTCGCCAGTTTTAAAAAGGTCAAGCCGCCTAAGGCTACGAAAAGGAAAACAAAATGAAAACAACAGCGAGCAATTTAGATTTTGACGGCATGGCCGGAGACGGCGTTAACCGCGCTCAGAACCGTTATGCACACAATCAATGGAGCGGCCATTCAAATGATGGACGTGACGTCAACATGGGCCTCATGCAGAGCCAAAGACGAGGCAATGCAAGTTCAAGTCCAAAAGATGTTGGACCCTCAGCAACACGTGACAAACGTCAGTTGACCATTGCCACAGCCAGTCAAGGCGTTAACATTGGTAGCGGCTTCCACTGCCCTTCATATGGCAATCCCGACAAGATCAACGTAGGATAAACTCATGGCATTCATCGCACAAGGCAACGCTGTTGCAATCTCAGCAGGACCAACAGTTACAGTGGCCAACATCGCCACCAATGGTAATGCATTTAGAATACTAAATGCCAATGCAACTGCTTACAGTTATGTGGGCGTGTTCAATGACTACAACACAGCACTGACCCTGAATGACCCATCAATTGGAGATGCAGGCGGCGGCTATGGAACCATTATGGCACCCAACTGGCCCGAGGTCATTGCCGGCAACTTTGGTGTGCAACCAAGTCCACAAACAGTTTATGTTGCTGTAATTACGTCAGGTGCAACAGGTGTTGTAACAGTGATCCAACCAGGACGCGAAGCATAACATGAGCATCAGTTCAGATATAAGGAGCACTCAATGAAAGACGCAATGAAACGACATGGCAAGTGGATACAGGCAGCCATTGGTAAGCCTGGAGCACTGCATCGCGAATTGGGTGTGCCAGCTGGAGAGAAGATACCTGCAAAGAAGTTGGCACGGGCTGCTAAGGCACCTGGCAAGTTGGGACAACGTGCCCGCCTTGCTGAAACACTAAAAGGATTTAAAAAATGATAACCGCACAAGCAAAGAAATCAGTAAAGATTGCAAAGGAAACTGCATCAAGTTGGTCATGTGAGAACCAGTATCACAAAGACAATGTCAACGTTGCAATGGGACCACGCACGGGTAACAGAGGCACTCCCTCAAAGCGCAGTGACTTTGTTGCAGCCAAAGCCGAACGTGAACCTTTAGCAGCCAGCATACTAACGGCATATGGTGCAAGAGCACAAGACGACTATGTGAATCCCAAATTGGAAAGCATTCGTTCAACAGTTAAGCCACACAAGTTTAGCCGTTAACTTACCCCATTCACAGCGGGGCCACCAGCACTGTGACGAGTTCGAAAACAAGTGTTTTGGTTTTCTGGTGGCACATTTTATTTTATAAGGAACAGAAATGAAAAAGACAGACAAGAAGCCCGCCAATGACGCATGGGACTTGGATCCCGAAACTGGCGACACAGTTGCCATGACACCAGAAGTAGAAGAGGCTGTAATTCCAACGACTCTCACCCGGCCTGAACCCGAGTCTAAGAAACCTATCATAATTGAGTTTGACATGGAAGGTCTGATGACAGACTTTCCCAATGCCACCGAACTGCAAAAGTTTGTGTATGACCAAACAGGCATTGTGTTGAACCTTAAAGGTCGTGCCAACAAGTTAAAGTATCAGATTGCCATGGACACACTCAATGGTGTCATACCCGATGAAGCATACTTGGGCGCTGAGAATCCTTATCTGGACAAGAGTGAACTCATCCCCACAGAGCCTTTAAAAGAATTGCCACCGCGTGATCCCATAATTGATGCCGCAGGACCTGAAGTCACACGCTTCTCAACTAACCAATTCCCACATCCGGACCCAGATTGGCGTGCGCAGGATCAAAAATGTCAAGTCATATTCCGCAAGTATGCCAATAACTTGATCACGTATGAAGTGCTGGGTCCTATTGCACAGCGTGCCCTAGGCACAAAGATCAACAAGTTTGGACAAAAGCAACCTGAACGCATTGTGTGGATTGACTGCAGAACTGGTGAACAGATTATTCGCAATGACCGTGGCCAACTTACTCCATTAGGCACTCGCCTTAAGAGTTTCATGTCACGCATGAAGGTCAACAAATCAAATCAATGGGACGTGTGGATTGATCGCGACTTTGTGCTTGCTGGTGATCTAGTTAGTGATAACCCTTGGGGTGAATAATGACCATTGGTCCTGAACGACAACAGTTGGCAGCACAACAGGCTGCTGATGTCAAAATCATGCAAAAGGTCAATCGTGTTAACCGTGAGGCCTTTCTTGACAAGTATCCCAGCCAAGTAGAACATTGTTTACGTTTAACAATGGAACGCTTGCAAGCCGGACTTGACAAACGCGATGGTGTTGATACGGGCAATCCTGATACTTGGCGCATGACTCCAGAGGAACTTGCTAGCCTAGCACAAACTGCACAAGCATTAGACACGATCCGTAGAGGATTCTAAATGCTTGATCCCAGTGTGTTAATGCGTCGTGCCATACGTTACGTATGTGACCAACATGACCTTGCGGTCAATAACCTACATCACTTGCCTAGTGTGCAAAAAGCCGCACTACAGGAATTGGTTATAGAAATCGCAGATGACATGCGCTATAATCAATTACGATACTTTAGACCATTTGAACATCAGAAGCGTTTCTTTACAACTGGCAACAGTCAACGTCGTGGTATACTTGCTGCCAATCGAATTGGTAAGACGGTATCCACCTGCTTTGAGACTGCAATTCATCTCACTGGTCTATATCCGGATTGGTGGGAGGGCAAACGATTTGACAAGCCAGTGACTGCAATGGTAGCAGGCGAGGGCTGGAGTCAAGTTGCACTGGTATTGCAAAATGAACTCTTGGGCACAAACGATGTTAAAATTCGGGACAACCTAGGCACTGGTGCCATACCACGTGACTCGATAGTATTTGATACCATGCGCGGAGATGGTGCCAACTGTATTGGTGTTGAAATACGACACACAAGCGGCACCAACAGTTATTTGTTGTTTGCCAACTATACTCAAGAAGTGCGTCAGATGCAGGGTTTCAAACTTAACCTGGCCATCTTTGACGAACAGCCACCTGACGATTTCTTCTCAGAGATAGTTACGCGAACTGCAACTACACAAGGACAAGTGCTGTGTAGTTTCACACCGCTTAAAGGACTTAACGGACTAGTAAGTAAATTTTGGAATCATGAGGATGGATATGAACATATACGAGTATCTTGGGATGACGTGCCAGAATATGATCCCTGGGGCGAACCATTTTTGCTTAATGAGACACGACGTCAATTGGAGCGTGACTACTTGCCTCATGAGCGTGACGCTCGTCGTAATGGCGTGCCTGTTATGGGCAAGGGAGCAGTATTTCAAATCCGAAATTGGCCCACATACAAGACGGGTGATTATGACCTGCGTAACACTACTGGTATTAGGCGTATTATTGCTTTGGACTTGGGACTGGTAAACGACAAGACTGTGGTGTCATTGATGTATTGGCATCCCGACGAACAGGAAGCATGGTTGCACACACAGATCATTGTCAAGGGCGTTGAAGAAGCCAATCCCATGAACTATATCAATCATCTCATGCGTCCCGAAGTGTTTGGCACGCCCATTGTGTTGCCAGCTGATGCTAGTAGTCAAGGACGTTATACAATGTCAAGCCAATCAATTAGAGAACTGTTTGAAGAATACGAACTCAATGTCATTGGCGAGCCCATAATGAATCCACCAGATGATCAAGGACGCAGAACCAACCATAAAAGTTATGGTGTCAACGTCATGCGTCAGATGTTGGAGATTGGCACACTACACGTCAACGAAAACTGTGTGGAGTTCTTACGTGAAGCACAGAACTACTTTGTTGATGAGCGAGGTCGCTTCTCAGATCCCGATGACTGCATTGACTCTGCACGTTATGCACTGCTAGGATGTTTAAATGGTCTAGCAGAACCCTGGGACGGACGCAGTCCACAACAGCGTATGCGTGACTTTAGACATCAAGTTCGAGCACGGCAATGGAATCAAGCACAGTCATTGCCCAGTTGGAAACAGAGCCATAACCCACAGGGCTGAAACACACTAAATAATAGATAATATGATAGGATCCCATCCATGTTGGATATAAAAAACGTAGTCATTAGCAACTTAAACAATCACAAGGGCATGATGGCTCGTTTTGTGAAAATGTATAGTTTATTGCAAGCCAAATGCGCCGCAAACTTGCGCTTGTTGGCCACAAAGAATAACATTAATCGTGCAAGCGATTATCACTATCTAGTTCTAGCTGTCACACAGTCAACAGAGCCAGTAAACGGCATTGACTATATTCACCCAGTGGTAAAACCCATAGTTGATTATGCAAGTGCGGTTATCACTAAGGGACTTGCACAAAATGGACACATCAAGTTTGAGTTTGTGCCCGACAACGAAGCAGATGCGCCAGCTGCCAAGCAGGCCACAGACATGGTCAACAAGATCATTAATCAAAACAATGACCCACATCAGATTCTACAACATTGGGTCATGGATGCTGCACTACACAAAAACGGTGAGATGATGGTCAGCCCCATGCGTGAAAGCATTGTGCGTTATGTAACTACACAAGGCACAGCAGACCAATTAAAAGCATTTGAACAACAAGCAGAAGAGTCGGGATTAAAAGCACTACGTCAAACACGTCGCAAAGTGCGTGTGGACATGGAAAAGGTCATGGCTGAAACACAACAGTATGTGCAAGGACTACCAGAAGAACAACGTCAAGCCGAATTAGATCATCGCATTGGTCAAGCAGAAGCAGGTGCTGCAGGTGAATTTGACATGATGAATGAGGAAGCACCCAATATTGAATTACAGGATGCAGAAGATGAGTTGACTGCAAGCATCACACGCAACACCATATATGAAGCCAAGTATAAACTAACTGGTTACAACCTAAATGTCAAGTTCCGTCCCATTGCACAACACTATTGGATGTGTGATCCCACAGTTATCAGCATTGAAGAACAACCTTTCTGTGGATATTACAAGCCTATGTCAATCCAGGAAGCAACTGAACTGTATCCTGACATTGATTTGGAACAATTTAAGGTATATGCACAGTATTCAAATGTGGGTGCATACCAAGCAGGCAGTTTGCTTAACAACTTGGCCCTACACGCACGTGACAGTGTGCCAATTAACGGTTTACCAGCACAAGGTTATGCTGCACAAGAACCAGAAGCACGCCAAATTACAGTATTGACAGTTTACAACCGTTATGACATTGACGGAGATGGTGAACTGGAACTAGTAGAACTAATTTTTAGTGGACAATATGTGATCAGTGCTCGTGAAGTAGAGTTTATACCAATTGCCAACATGTGTCCAAAACCCCTGCCACAAAACTTCTATGGTATGAGCATTGCAGAGTCAGTTGTGCCCATGCAAGAATACGCTACAAGCGGACACAGAGCAGAAATCATGATGGGCTTGCTACAGGCAACACCACGTATTGGTGTTAAACCTGACAAGTTGGACTTTGAAATGATACAAGATGGCGAAGCCGCAATCTTTATCTTGGACAGCAAGTTCGACCCAGCCAAGGACATTTATCCATTACCTTTGCCTAACGGCAATTTACAGTTCATAGACACTGCCATGAATCGTATTCAACAGGATACAATGGCCATGGTGGGTATGACAACACCCAATGATGTGTTCAATCCCGAAGTTATGAGCCCTGGTAACAGTGGTGTCAAACTGCAAATGGCACTTACACCAAACCAAATCATTCAAGACAACTGTGTCAAGAATTCAGCTGAGGGGTTGAAGGAAGCCATTTGGTTGGTATGGCGCACACTGATACAGTATGGTGATGATTATGGTGTCAAGAAATTGGCAGCAGAATTCCACCCCGAAGGCAAGCCCGAATTCTTAGACTATAAAAACTTTGAAGACATGACATTCAATGATCGCAAGATCATACACATTGATTTGGCATTGGGTATGCGTAGTGATGAGAACCAAATTCAACGCAACCAAATCATTCAACAGAGCCAACAACAGTTGTATCAGACAACACAGGCACTTGTGGCACAGGGCACACTAACCCCACCAATGTTTAAGAAGATGCGTAAGCCTTACGAGGACACCTTGTATGCATTGGGTGTAAAAGATGCTGACATGTATTTGCCCACAGAAGAAGAAGTGGTAGAAATGATTAAATCAGCACAGGAATACAAGAAGACACAAGGACCAAGTCCTGATGACCAAGCCAAAGTGGCAAAAGCCAAATTGGATACTGCTCGTGCAAGTGAAATTGAAGCAGATGTGCAGGGCACAAGTGCCAGTAAGCAATTGGAAGGTGTTGCACTCATTGGTGAACACAAGGCCACTGCTTACGCTTAGTATAAATAAAATTAATAGATTGGAATTGATATGATTAACGAAGACGTGTTCGAGGCGTTTAATAACCGCCTGGTCAGTGCTACCGAACTCAGTAAACTTACACCAGCAGCCGCTGATAGAGTCAAACAGTTGGGCAGTGCCGCAGAGAACTTATTGAAAAATAGGGACTTTGTGTTGTTTGTGCGACAGTTCCAACTAGAGAATATGGATTATCTAGTAGAAGTTACGGGACACACAGCGGAAGACAACCAAAAGCGTATAGCGTTTGCAAATCATTTCAATGCAATGGACACATTTATCAACTTGTTGAAAAGACAGGTTGTATTGAAAAACCGTGTGGTAACTCTACAAGAGAAATCTCAAGAGCCCAACACATAAGAAAGGTAAAGTATGGATGCAATAGTCCAGGACAAACCTAATCTCCAAGCGGAGACGGTCCCTGCCCACAAAGTCGACCCAGGGTTAGACTCAATAGCTGCGAAAATGGCCGCAATGCGTAACCAAGTTCCTGCTACTAAACCAGTCGAGACAGGTTCTAACACTGCGGCAGCAGAGTCAGCCCCTGTGGCACCAGAAGGAGTTGAAGTTTTAGACGACAACGCCGAGCCAGAAGTTGAAGCAACGGAAGCATATGATGCTGAAGGCCACGATGAAACTGACGCCCCTGAAGAGGTAAGCACAGCGGATTCGACTAGTGATGAATTAATTGACTTTTTAGATTTTGCAAACACAAACCCGAACGCCAAGTTCAAGTTTATGCGAAATGGAAAAGAAGTCGTTATTGATGCTAAGAAGGCTGCAAGCATATTAGGCCAAGGAGCTGCAATTAGCGAAGATGCAAGGCAGTTAAAAGTCGAGCGAGCAGAATTTGACGAGTATTTAAATACGAAACGTTCAGAGACTGAAGGCCTACTTTTGGCAATGGAGTTTACAGTTCGTCCCCAGCTGCAAAAGGCTTACGATGAAATATTGAAAACACAAAGTTACCAAACTACCTTCCAGCAACAGTTAGCGCAAACCCAGGATCCGGCTGCAGTAGCACGTATCCAGGCGGCCATGCAACAGAACGAACGTTACATTCAACAACAGAGTGCAACGATTGGACAGTTGAAGCCAAATGTGGATCAATTTTATGAGATCCGCAAGCAACAGGTGCAGGAAGTGCTTGAAAATAATCGCAAGAATTTTCAAGACAAAGAATTGCGTAACAGTTATGTTTACAATGAGATTCGTGACAAAGTCAGCAAAGGATGGGAAGGCGCAAAACGTCAGTTAGTGCCCGGTGTAGATAACATAGACTTGATCTCAAGTGATGAGCATTTGCTTGCACTAGTGAGAGATGGACTAAAGTATCGTGACCGACCCAAAGGTAAGTCAGCAGGTGGCAGTATTGCTGCGTTGACAAACCGTAAAGCTGGAACAGCCATGCCAAGTGGTAACTCGGACAACGAGTCTAATCTTCGTGAAAAAGCCAAAGGTCGCGGCAAAGAGGCAACTCAAGCCGCAGATAACTTGCTTGTGGCACGACTACAAAGTTTACGTGCAACAAGACGTTAAAGATTGAAGCCTAATATATAAGGAGATTATAATGGCAACTATTACAACCTCGGCGATTGGTAACGGCACAGGCGCATACCAGACAGACATCGTCGTAAAAGATCTAGATTTAGACGTATCAAACCGCGTTAAGGATGACACACCTGTTTTGAACATGTGCATGGCCAAGAAGAGAAAAGTAGTTTCTACTTTGCCTTTGTGGACAAACGACGTTTATCGTCAACCACAAATTCAAGCAGTGCCAGAAGGTGCCGCAGTTAGTGCAGCTAATGCTGAATCTAACCAACGTGCTAACATGGGCAACTACACACAGATTTTCCAAACTACAGTTGGTGCTACTGGCACAGCTCGTGCAGTTGAACAATCTGGTGGTGATCCTCAAGCATATCAAGAAGTCAAGCAATTGATCGAATTGATGTTTGACGTTGAAGCACAATTAGTTCGTAATGACCAAATCGGAACTAAGTATTCTGGCCAAGCTGGTCTAGCATATGGTTCAAGTGGTTCAGGTAGCAGCAATGCACAAACAGGTAACGTAGCGTTACAAAGCCCAGTTCAAACTGGTCGTCGTATGGGTTCTTTGAACTCGTTCGCTGGCACATATAGTATCAACACTGGTGACGGCACAGGTAACTTGCAAGTTTCTACTAACCGTGTTACAACTAACTTCAACTTAGAAGGTAGCGACACAGTTGGTTATCAAACTATCACTAGCGGAACTCGTGCTTTCGTTATCGGCGGAACAGCAAGTGCATCAGGTTCAACAACCATCACTAACAACGGTGAAGGCCTAGGTAGTTCATACTACACTTATACAAGCCAGTTGCAACAATTTGCTCCTAGCCTATATAAGCAATTGGTAACAACTGCTGAACAACGTTTCAACGCTAAGATCCGCACTATTGTTTGCCCAACTTCATTACGCACACACTTGAGCGATACTATGCCTACAAGCCGTGGTATCAACCGTGTTAACAGTGAGCGTGGCGATACGATCGCAACCTATGAAGGTGACTTCAATTACACTTATGAGATCTTTGATTCTTGGATCATGGACCAGGTAGGCGCAAGCAACCAGATCTACTTCTTGAATGAGGAGGTCTTGCAGTGGGGATCACTACGTGATCTAGGACCAAACAATGAAGTATTTTCGAACGCCGACGCTAGTTTGGATCAGTTCATTCTCGAGGGAACTCTAATCGTAAGAAACCCAGCTGGTGTTGCTGTTTTGAATGACATCAGCGCAAGCGGAACATACGTTGGTGTAACTCTAGGTTCTACTAACCAAATCGGTATCAGTGGTTCACTACGTCCAAGCGCATTCGTGCTACGTCTCAATGCGTGGGATGCCCAGAGCTTCTGATCTTAGCAATAAGATTAGTTCAACAGAAAGCGGCTTCGGCCGCTTTCTTTTTGCAGTTATCAAAATGCCATCTTTTTAAATTTCCCATATCGCCTTCTTTGCCACAATGTGGACAGATATGCTTTGTTAACGATATACCTAAATTTCGATGATGACCGATGTTAGCATCCTTGCTATTATCAATATGTGTTTGAATAAAAACATTACCAATTTCATATGGACCGATATCTCCATAACGACTCATAACATATTGTCCATGTTTACGACCCCGCTCATGCCAATGTCCGCTAGACTGCCATATATCTAACCATTGTTCAAAAGTCAAATTGAACTCAATGCCGCGTTTCTTTGCTATGCATTTGTGCATAGTGTATTTGTGTTTGACTGGGTCTCTCATAAAACTAGTATAGCAGATTCATCATTTCAGGTCTGTTGTGTTTTTACAACATTTGCCCAAACCCCAGTGTTTAATTAACACTAAATACTAGATGATGAACAATGAATTTGACCACGTAGGCAACAAAAAGAGTTACTTAGATGACTCAGATCCTGAACATAATCCGGACCAATACCGTGAAGACCGCGGCGGCTTAGTTACCAAAGATAACGGTATTGCTGATCGCTTGTTAAAAAACGACCGGTTATACAACGCCATGAAAGGCGATTGGAAGCGCAGTGATTTTAACAAGAGCAAAAACATACGTGTAACAACTGGTCGTGAAGACGGCAAGTTTTACATTCAACGTGAACAGTTCAACGTAGAATACATACGTGAACAATGCCAAGAATATCGTAAACGTGCAGAAGCAGGTTACATGGATCCCTTAGCACCAGTAATGCCAGATGGCAAGTTGGGCTACAAATGGATTGAACTACCTGAAATTATTGCACAGGATATTGGCAACAAGTATTTTGGTGGACTTAGTTGGCACACAATCAAACGTGATAGAACACTAAAGGCACAGTTCTATCGTGTGGTGCAACAGGAATACAATGACTTTGTCTGCTATCCGCATGGCAAGTTACCAATACCAATAGAAGTGCCATATCCCGCAGCAGTGGGCCAAAAGGCCTTCTTTGCGGGTGCAAATTTTGCAGGAACACAATAATGTCAACACAAATAGCCAACGCTGATGCACTAGTTGCTTACGTAGAACAGTTTACAGGATCAAGCAATGATGCAGAGATACGCCAATGTATCTACCTAGCAGAACTTTCAATGCGTAACATTGAACTGCCAGCATTGAGAACCAATCCTTATCAAGTAATAGGAACTGCAAACGCAGATGGTCAAATTCCAATTCCTGCTGACATGGTCAAACCCATTATTTTCTTTAACCAAGGCAACCCAGGTAGCACACCCGGATCAGGTCCATGGATTGTTTATGATCGCATTGGCGACAGAGATATTATCACAGAAGAACTAATACAAAATCAATACCTAACTCCAGTTAACATTCCTGCTGTGTTTCGCGGCAAGTTTGGTGAAGTAGGACAATACTATGAATTCCTACCAGCATTGGGTGCTGGACAACAGATCAACATGTATTACTATCAGACATGGCCCCTGTTGTATAGTAGCACAGTTTTAAATCAGATAATCAGCGCAACTGGCACAGTTGCCACAGTTACAGGTAGTGGCCCATGGACTGCTGTCATTACAGGCATGTCAACAACTGTTGGTCTTAATATTGGTGACAGTGTCACCGTCACAGCTGGTTCAGGCACATTGGGCAGTAATGAGGCTGGTGTTATCTCTAGCATTGATAGTTTGACAGGTATGACAGTAGTTGTTACAGGTGGAACTATACCCACAACTGGCACAATAACAAACATTACATTATACACACAACAAGTTCAGACAAATGCAGTATTGCAATCATGGCCAGAAGGATATGTCTATGGCACATTGCGTGAATACTATTTAAAACGCAAGATGGCCGAAGATGCCAACTACTGGGCAGGCAAATTCCAAATAGCATGGGATACAGTAGAAGACCAAAACAACAAAGGTAAATGGAGCGGTGGACATAATAGACTGACTAGTATTTTCCAACCACGTCGCGATAGACGTTACACTGCACGATAAGGAACAAATAAAATGACAGGATTATACGGAAATGTTAACGTAGGTAACACAGTTGGCCTATATCAACAAAACACAGGAACCAGTCAGGTCCTTACCAGCGCACAATCATTATTGAGCCTGTTAAGCAACGCCAGCACAGTTGGTTTTAGTTTAACCAGTGCCAACACACAGGTGCAAGGCACAGTATTGCCCAGTGGCGTCACTGCTGGCACATATGGTAGTGGTAGTCAAATTCCAGTTATTACTGTGGGTTCAGATGGTCGTGTTACAAGTATTAGTATAGATACCAATACTGGAGGCACATACGGAAATGCCAATGTAGCGGCTTACTTGGCTGGAACAGTTACAATTGGTAATTTGACTGTGGTTTCGGGCGTGTATTGGGCCAATGGACAACCATATAGTAGTGGCGGTAGTGGCACAATTTATGGCAATGCCAACGTTGTATCTTTATTGGGTAACTTTGGTAGCAACAGTATCAGCACAACTGGTAATGTCACTGCCGGCAATGTATTGAGCAACAATTATCTATATGCCAATGGTGTCAGCATATTAACTGGCGTTACTGGCAATTACAGCAACACCAATGTTGCTGCTTATTTGACAACTGCTACAATTAACACAACTGGTAACATTACTGGTGCTAACTTAACAACTGCCGGTAATTTAACTGCTGCTTATGTAAAAGGCAATGGATCACTGTTAACTGCATTAACTGGCGCTTCTGCAGGTGTATATGGTAGTGATATTTTAATTCCAAGTATCAACGTTGATGCCTCGGGACGTATAATATCAATTACTACTAATGCTGTTAGTGGTGGCGGTAGTTATGGTAACGCCAACGTTGGTTTATATCTAGCCAGCAATTCTGCATTAACTATTAGCACAACTGCCAACATTACCACAACGGCCAATGTTATAAGTCCCAATTACTTGTATCCTAATGGAGTTAGTATTTTAACTGGCATTGGTGGATCAACGTATTCAAACACAAACGTAGCTGCATATCTAACTACAGCAACTATTAATACAACTGGTAACATTACTGGTGCTAACTTAACAACTGCTGGTAACTTAACAGCCAGTTATGTCAAAGGTGATGGTAGTTTATTAATTAACTTACCTGTTCAAGCAGGAACTTATAGCAATACAAACGTAGCGGCGTATTTGCCAACATATAATAGCACAATTGGCACTGCGACTGGCACAGTCACCATTGGTGGTAATTTAACTACAACAAGTAAAACTACTACTGGCAACTTAGTAACCAGTGCAGGATTATATTGGGCCAATGGTGTAAACTATAGTTCAACAGTTGCTGGCACTTATAGTAATACTAACGTAACAGCATACTTGTCAGGCACGGTATCAGTTGGTAACATTGCATCAACAAATGGCTACTTCTGGGCCAATGGCACAGCATATAGCACAGGTGGTGTGACACAAATTGTTGCAGGAACTAACTTAAACATCAGTCCTGCAGGTGGCACAGGGGTTGTAACTATCAACGCCAACACACAAGCAGGAACATACAGCAATGCCAACGTGGCCAGTTATTTGCCAACTTACAGTGGTAATATTGGCAGTGGCAGTGCGCAGATCATTGGCAGCCAAAATTATATTCCTAACTTATATAATGTTAGTAATATTCGAGGACCAGTAACTTTTGGTTCAGGTAATATATGGATTGACACCTATGGTTATACTGGACTTAATATTTCAAACACACAAATTGTTTCTTTAAATGTTCCATTAAAAGTTCGTGGTGGGTTTAGTTTTACAGTCGAAGATGGCGGACAAATAGCCAGTGGTGGCAACATTACAGCCAATGCAGGCGCATATTTTATAGGTGATGGTAGTAAATTAACCAATATATCAGCAGCCCAAACTTATGGCAACGCCAACGTGGCTGCTTATCTTCCAACTTACTCAGGCAACCTTGGTGGCACATTAACTACTACCACACAACCTTACATATCAAATATTGCTGGTGCCGCAGCTACAACCACTATTGGTTATAAAGCCTCTATTGCTGCTGGTGCTGGTTCAACGGTTCTAGGCAGTGCCAATGGCATATATTTAAATGCAGCAATTGCATCCGATGGCACCGTTGGATCTCAAGCATTTTTAAATACAACTAACCAATTTGTAACAACTGCTCAAATTACTGGTAACATCTCATCAACCAATGGTTATTTCTGGGGCAATGGCACAGCATATAGCACAATCAATAATGGTGTTACTGCTATTGTTGCCGGCACAGGTATTACTGCTAATGCCGCAACTGGTGTAGTTTCAATTAGTGCAACAGGCGGTGGCGGATCGTTCTCTGGTAACTTATCTGGTAACGTATTATATGATACTGTAAATGAACGCATTTTAATGCAGGCTGCAACTACAACTGCCAATATCGGTGGTCCTGTTTTCCCAAGCGGCACATTCTTATCTACAAACTTCTTTGCACCCAATGCATTAAGTTTCTATGGTAACGGTGTTGTTAGTCCTGCAACAGGTTCGGGTGTTGGAACTTATGTAGCCAGCGCAAACTTGACCATTGGCACACGCAACGGCACCAATTGGAGTCCTACATCACAATACAATTTGTCACAAATGTATCCTGACCCAGGTGCTGCTAGTATGAGTAATGCTGATAGAGTCCGCGGTGTTAATAATGTCATGGAACTGTATCCTAGTGGTAAAAATTGGGGCACAGTATATACTCCAAGTGCGGCCAATGCCAGCACTGCTGCCAACTTGACCACAGTAGTGGCCATGAATGGTTTATTAAGCACAGTGGGCACAGGTTATGTGAGTCATGCTATTGCAGTTGCGGCCACAAATCAACTCAATCCCGTAGGTGGTAGTGCCAACATATTCATGCAAACTGGTAGTTATGCCAGTATAGGTTGGAACAGTGCTACTGCTGTAACTGCTGGGCGTTTGGCCAGCAATATTGGCTATGCACGATTGTTTGGTGGTGTTATCAATGGTGGATCACAACAAGCCAACTTGACAATTACCAATGCAGTTGGTTTACATATCACAAATTCTTGGGCACCTGGCGGTGTTGGTGGGGTTGACACTATCACAAACCGTTATGCTGTATTGAACGAAGATGCTGGCACTAAGATACAAACTAATGGTAATTTGGTAGTTACTGGTAACACACAAATCCAAGGCCTACAGGAAACTGTAAGTGCAACAGGATTCACTGGAGGTGCTTGGACAGTCAACGCAGCCAATGGCACAATACAAACAGCCACATTGACCAGCAGCATTAGTAGTTTATCATTTACAAACTTGCCACCTGGTGGAACTGTAACATTGATTATTACACAAGGTGGATCAGGCAGTTATACATTGACCACAACTGGTATCAAATATGCCGGCGGAAGCAGCACATTGTCGACCGCAGTTGGTGCTATAGATATGTTGAACATCTTATATGATGGAACTAACTATTACGGCAGTTTGGTTAAAGGATATGCATAATGTTTGGAGCAGCACGTCAAGCATGGTATGATGCCAATCCCGCAGGTGGTTATAGTGCCAGTTACTTAATTGTAGCTGGTGGCGGTGGCGCCAGTGCGTCAGATGGTGGCGGTGGCGGTGCAGGTGGCTTGTTGTCAGGCACTACAATCTTGACTTTAGGCACCACATATAATTTTACCATAGGCGCAGGCGGCAGCGGAACAAGTAATAATACTAATCAAGGCGGCTCTGGCTCTAATTCAACAGCTTTTGGTTTAACTGCCATTGGTGGCGGTGGCGGCGGTGGCGCTGGTGGCACCAATGGCAATGGATTGTCAGGCGGCTCTGGTGGCGGCGGAGGCTCAGGTGGTGATTTAGTAACTCACACAGGTGGAGCAGGCACAAGTGGCCAAGGCTCGGCAGGTGGTAGTGGATTACCTAACCCAACAGGAAATTCAACACCACCATATTTGTATGCCGCAGGCGGCGGTGGAGGTGCAGGTGGTGCTGGATTTGATGCAAACGTAACTTATGCAGGTGCAGGTGGTGTTGGTGTTCAAAGTAGCATTACAGGAACTGCAACTTATTATGCAGGTGGCGGTGGCGGCGCAATTTTTAGCACAGGTAATTCAGGCACTGGCGGACTTGGCGGTGGCGGTGCTGGTGGAGCTGCTGGTGCTGGTGGCAATGGAACAGATGGCCTAGGCGGAGGCGGTGGCGGTGGCGCTGGTGGCGGAGTTTCTGGAGGCAACGGCGGATCAGGTGTTATCATATTAAGTGTGCCAACTGCCAACTACACAGGAACTGTAACTGGATCACCTACGGTTACTACAAGTGGTTCAAACACAATTATTAAATTTACTGCTACTACAGGTAGTTACACTGCATAAGGAACAAACAAATGCCAATGAAAAATGTTAGAACGCCTTTTACAAACATGAGTTTCACACCTGATGTTCCTAGTAGTGCATTGTCGCCCACAGAATATAATTCAGGACAAAACGTTGAAACTGATGTTCGCAGTATTAAGAGCGTCTTAGGCGATGAATATATCCTAAGTCAAATTACCGGTAGACCCATATTTGTCACAAGTGGATTTAGAGCCAACAATGTGTTTTGGTTCGTTGTGGCCACAAGCACCGGAACATGGTATGCTATTAATGATGCTGGCATTACAAACATATCAACAGGTGCAATAGGGTATACCAGCGCAGGTTATACCGACTATACCAGCATTACTGCTACATGGAACGGAACTGTGTTGTTTATTAATGACACAATTAATCCTCCTATGTATTTGTTGGATAGTGTAAACACTTTGCGTTTATACGATAATGCACCCGATAACTATGTTTGGAATTATAGCGTTACTGTGCCCACAAGTGGACCACAGTCGGGCAATACTATTCCCTTGTATAGCAGTCTAACTGCTGGCTTTGTTAGATTATACAACAGTCCCAACGTGGGATCATTATTGTTTGCTGGTAATTTATCGGGAGTTATTGCACCTAACGTAACAGCATATACGCCGGGCACTATTCAAAACTTACCCACTACTGTGCAATGGAGTCAGAACTTTGGACTTAATGCAGGCCCTACAACTTGGGCACCAACATTAACCAACGTGGCCAACCAGGTGGACATTCCTGTGCGTGGACCTGTTATAGATGGTTTTCCACTAAATGGCAACTTCTATGTCTGCAGTTATTGGGACACCGTTGTGTTTAGCCCAATTGCATATCAATCATCAACTGCACCATTGTTTGGTATTAAACTGTTAAATCAAGGTCGCGGCTTGTTAAATGAAAACTGTTGGACCAACGTGGACAACGTTGTATACGGTATGGATGCACGTGATGTATGGCAATTTGATGGTGGTAAGTTTACACCTATCGGTAACCAACGTGTTAAAGACTATCTATATGCCAATTTGAATCCCAACTACACTGGCCAGATATTCATGGACAACAACAGTAGTAAGTATCAAATGGAAATTTACTATCCTGATTTAAACTCAACTGGTCATTGCAACAAAATGATCAGTTATAGATATGACTTGGACGTTTGGAATGCTCCACGTGATGTCAACAACGCCACAATGTCAACTGAAAGTCCTGTGTGGACAGGCAACGTTGCCAACTTGGCCACAAGAACAATTGTCTACACAAGTTTTGATGCCAACACAAGAATGATACAAAAAGACATTGGCACCAGTTTTGTTAACAACGCACCCATAAGCAGTTCATTCCAACGCAACAACATCAGTTATGGACAAAACTTTGCTGACCATGTGTTAGTGCATCGTGTGCTACCCGAAGTATATGGAACAGGCAATGTCAGTTATGCCATAGGTGGCAGCATGAATACCAATACTGCACCCGTATTCCAGCCAACAGTTAATGTTGCCATTGGCACAGATTATCCCTGGGCACAGATTGATCAAAACGAACAACGCATGGTAAGTTTAAATGTTACAAGTAACAGCGCAGTTAACAGTTGGCAATTAAGTGCCATGAATTGGCAAGTAACAGTTGTGGAGACTGATCGCTAATGAGCACATTTGCATTATCAGTTGGTGATACACAAGAAGACATTGTTGGTGCATTAAATTATGCATTAAGTAATTTGGGCAGCACGGTCAGCGGTAATATTACCTATTCAGGTAATATCTTAGTGGCCAATACCACTACAGGTGTTATCAGTAGTGTAACCAGCACAGGAACAACACAGGTTCCTGTTATCAGTTATTTGTATGGCTATGTCAACGTCAAATATGCCAACAGTGCCAGTGGATCTTCAGGGTTTACCAGCAACAGTGCTTATGCAAATTACTATGGTGTGCATAATACCACAGATGGCAGTATCAGCAGTAATCCCACAGATTACAATTGGACACAGGTTGCAGGTGGCTTTGGTGCCACTAAGCAATTGTATTACACAACTGGTGGCGGTAATACCGTTAACTTTAACGTCAGCACTGGCGTTCCTAGCATTTACTACACACCGGTATTAGACAACACACCAATACAGTTGGCCATTATAGGTAATAGTGCAGTTGTTGCCAATAGCATACAACCACGTGTTATTACCAATGTGCAAATAGCCGGTAACACCATACAAGGGCAAAATATTCAGTTGGGCACTATTACTGCTAATCTATTAGCAGCCAACAGTATTTTTGTCAGTCAAAGTTTACAAAGCACTAATGCAACATTTAACAGTCCAACTAGTGCAGGATTTTGGTTAAATGCCACTAATGGCAGTGCCCGCTTTGGTAGTAGTATCAATGTTGGTGACAGTTTAACTGTTGGTAATAATGCTTCAATTGGTGGAAATTTAAATGTATCTGGATTAATAACCACAGGCGGGTTAAATTCCAATACTGTATCAACTACTACCATAGTTAATCAAGCAGTCAGTATTGGTAATGCCGCAACATCAACAACTGCTATAACTATCTCCAATCCCACTGCCAATACACCTAGATATTACACTTATGCCAATGTCACAATAAATTTAGCCAGCACTGCGGGAATATCAAATTACATTAGTGGTGTATTAGCCACTGATCAGACTGTTGATGTTTCTTATGGAACTAGTAGTTTTGTATTGACATTTTATCTGTATAGAAATAGTCCAGGCTCAAATACAGTTTTATTAGCACAAACATTTAGATATGAAGCCACTTTAACGCAATCAAGATGGAATAATATTGTGCCATTTAGTTATTTAGATACCGGATTAAGTGCAGGGGTAGACTATACATATAGTCTGCTTTGGGCAACTAGCACCGGAGGGTTGTCTATGCCAACAGCAATTTTAAAGAGTGGCACGTTAGTTTGCCAAATATTAAAACGATGATATATTCAACATACGACCCCTCAACTGGACAAATCATATCTACTGTATCGGATATGTCAACCGCCGTGCCTGATAATGCTGTATTGGGCGCATACAATGATCTTGAACATTATATTGATATTGTTAATAAGACTGTGATCAACAAACCTGAAATTCCAGGTGATGATTACCATTGGGATTTTAATAGCAAGACATGGACGTTAGATTCAGCGTCAGCTACACAAACAGCACGTCAACAAAGAAATATATTATTAAGTTTTGTTGATAGAGTAAATCCCATATGGTATAACAGTTTAACAGACAGTCAAAAACAGGAAATTGCCGATTATAGAACTGCACTATTAAACGTGCCCCAACAGTCAGAATTCCCTGCAACAATTGAGTGGCCCACAAGACCCACTTGGTTATAAACATTAAATAAGTATATGGCATTAACAGCACAACAACAAACATTAGTAGACAAAGCCAAAAAAGGCGGAGTAGTAACCACTGCCCAAATAACTGCTGTAGGGTTAACTCCTACAACATTTAACCAAGCAGTAAAAGGCACTTATACTGGACCTACAACTACACCAACTCCTGTAGTAGCGCCAGTTGCACCGACACCAGTTGCACCAACTCCTGCGGCACCTACAACAGCACAATTACAGGCTACTGCAAATGCTGCCTATAACACATTTTTAAATAATCAGACACAGGCTAATTTAGATGCTTGGGCTGCAGCTGCGAAAACTGCAGGACAAGATGTTACTGCTAATGTGGCTAATTATCAACAAGCAATAACTAAGGCAGCACAAACACAAGCACAACAGGCAGCACAAGCGGCTGCACAACCTGTGGCACCGACACCAGTTGCACCAGTTGCACCAACACAAACTGCCGCAGAAATCGCTGCACAAGCAACTGCCGCAGCAGCTGCAAAAGCTGATGCTGATAAGGCTGCACAAGCACAAGCACTGGCAGCTCAACAAGCCGCGGCACAACAGGCACAGGCATTGGCATTGGCACAACAAGAAGCTGAAAAACAAGCGCAAGCAACCGCATTTGCAGAACAACAAAGAATTGCACAAGAACAACAAGCAGCCGCACAAGCCGCCGCAGATGCACAACACGCCGCAGAGTTAAAAGCACAACAAGATGCACAAGCCAAGGCAGCGGCAGATTTCGCCGCACAACAAGGTGCAATTGATGCCGCAAATAATGCACGGATACAAGCCGCAACAGATAAGTCAGCAATGTTAACCATTGCACAAAATGCTGCCGGAGTTCCTGGTGGTAAAGACTTATTGGGCAATTACTCAACACCACAAGAGGCATTGACTAATGCACAGACAGCATACGCTGCCGCACAAAAGGCCTATGATAGTTATACTGGCAGTGATGTAAATCAACGAGCACAACTGGCTGCAAATTTAAACAACGCCGCACAACTCAACAGTTTTTTAACTCGAGACCTTGCTACAAATTATGCACAGGCAAATCAAAATTTACCAGCAGTAAATCAACAATACACACAGGCAACACAGACATTACAACAAGCACAAAATGCTGTAACTGCTCAACAGGAACAGGCATCAGTTGCCAAATCTGTTGCTGATAGAGCTGCAATGGATAAACCATTTGGTGACATCAATTGGGGCGCAGTTGGTGCTGCTGCGTTGTTGGCCGTGGGCATTGCTGATCCCAGTTTATTGGGCCTAGCCGATGCAGGAGCATTGACTCCAGAAGCATTGACCACTGCTGGTGTTGCGCCTGAAGCCACTGCTGAAGCCATTGCCACTGGAATTGAAGGTGGCACTATTCCAGCCGAAGCCGCACCAGAAATTGCCAGCACAGTAGCCGAAGCCTCACCAGTTGCACCAGAATCAATAGCAACAGAAACACTAACGCCACCAGTTGAGGCTGGACCGGTTGCACCAGAGGTTCCTGTGTCATCAACAGTTCCTCCTGGACAACCTATAACAGAATTAAACGCACAACAAACTGCTGAATTAATGAAAAACGTTGATCCCAATATGGTCAACAGTTTACAACCAGTTGAACCTGTTCCTACAGAAACACCATATCGTGTTGATGTAAGTGGTGCTGCAGGAACTGCCGAAGCACCTGGTTATGCAGTTACAGAATCAATGACTCCTGGTAGTCAATTGGCAACACAGGCTGAAATTGATGCAGGTGCTGCCACATGGAATCCAGCTGCCAATGCTTGGGAGGTTACTGCTGCCGCACCTACTGCATTAAGCCCTGTAGTTCCAGGAGTAGAATCACTAGGCGCAACAGGCGCAGGTGGTAGCGTATATGGTGCAGGTGGTGCATTAAATGTGCCCGAAGTAGTAGTTGGTGCCGGTGGTGGTGCAAGTGCTATTTCTCCAGCAGTATTAGCTGCGGGCGGCGTTGCAGCAGCAGGACTTGGCGGCGGAGGCGCAGGTGGCGCTGCCGGTGGTGGAGGCGGAACTGCTGCCCCTACTACAACACCAGTTGAACCAGTAGCAACAACTCCTGTTACTACAACACCAACAGTTGAACCACCTCCAGTTACTACAACACCAACTACAACACCAGTTGAACCAGTAGCAACAACTCCTGTAACAGAAGCACCTCCAGTTACTACAACACCAACTACAACACCAGTTGAACCAGTAGCAACAACTCCTGTTACTACAACACCAACAGTTGAACCACCTCCATTATCACCTGTTGAACCTGTAACATTAACACCAAGTCAACCTATACCAGAAGTTCAAGCAGTCTCACCCGCACCAACACCAGTTGAAACACCACCTGCACCATATACAGGTCCAGGAATTGGTGAAGTGCCAAATCCTGCAGAAGTTCCTGTTACCGATTTAAGCACACCAGCGGTGCCAATGGGGCCAAGTCCATATGATTGGGTAGCTCCTGCGGCCGCAGGAGCAGTGGGTGGTGCATTACTAGCAGGTGCATTGACACCCGCACCTGGTGGTCCAAAAAAACCCAATTACGGTCCATTGCCACCAAATCAATGGGGCACACCACCAGCACCAGGAACATCTGGATTAAATCCCGGATATTTAATGGGTATTACTCCAGCAGAATATTCAGGAACGCCTACACAGGCCACACACTATTGGGGAGTTCATCCCTATGTTACTGATCTTGCACACATACAAGATTACAACCAATTGCCACCAGGCCAGGCCTGGGGAGCAGAATATGCACAGGGAGTAGGTCCAAATCGACTGAATGTGCAACAACTTATCAATCAAGTGCTGGGACCAAAAGCACAAGCAGCGGCCGTGGGCACTGCATATCCAGGACCTATCGCTCCTGCTAATAAGGGTTAAATACACTATGACTATCGGAGAACGCATATGAGTTTCGGCAAAGGCGGAAGCACAACATACACAACACCAGAAATGACACCTGAGCAACGTCAACAAGTTGACTTACAAAATCAATTTGCTCAATACTTGATTCCCACATATAAAAATCTAGTAGGTGGTGCTACGGGATTATATAACGAAGCAAAACCTGGTGTTGATTTGGCCGCACAAAATCTAGCCGGAACTGCTAGACAAACACAAAACGTATTGGGCACTACAGGTGAATCAGCAATTAAAACTGGTATCAGTGGCTTAGAGAACCTGTTTACACCCGAATACGAACAACAACAATTGGCTGCAGTTTTAAATCCAGCACAAGCACAGTATCAGCAAAACTTGTCTAATCAAATGGCACAGTTTGGTGGCGCTGGTAATTTGGGCTCTGCACGTAGCGCACTTGCACAAACACAATTAGCAGGAACTGCACAAGCACAACAACAAGCAGCCACTGCACAAGTAGAAAATCAAATTGCACAGCAAAGACTAGCTGCGGGACAAGCACTAACAGGTGCAGGACAAACCAACTTAGGACAAGCATTGGGAGCCGCCGGACAAGGTATTACTGCTGCAATGACGCCACAACAATTATACAGTCAATATGCCAGCGTATTATATGGGGCTCCGGGTCAAAGTTATTCATTAGGCCCAACTGGCTCTACTAGCACTACAAACCAAAGCAGTTTTGGTATTAAGATTTAAGGATTAAATGATGGCATATGATTTAATGGATTTAGCCAGCAGATATGGACAACGTCGTTTAGATCAAGCGACACAGCCATTCACGGATCCTGAAGCATATCTGAACAACAGATTGCAACAAAACTTTGGTGTAGACATGAATGGTAATACTACACCTGTCAGCACAACTATCAAATACAACACTGATACTGGCGCTCCAGAAACTGTAACAACCAAACACGAAGTTGGCACACCTGATTATTCAGCTGGTGCAACTTATACATTGCCTAGTCCGCAAGCACAACCTATGGGCTTACAAATGCCTGTAGCACAACCTGTTGGAATGCAAATGCCACAGACCATGCCTGCCGCACAACCAGCACCTGTTGCTGTTCCTGATGCACAGGCCATTGATGAACAACGTCGCAGACAACTAGAACAAGCACAATTAGCACAGGTTCAGGCTCAACAAGCACAACAAATGGCTCCTGCTCCTGCTGGACCAGCAGTGCCCACAGTGGAACGTGAAGTAGCACAACCTCCTGCACAACCAGTTGTTACTGCACCAGTAACACCACAAGCAGTTGCACAACAAGCTGCACCAGCATTACCTGCACAAGCAGCAGTTAATCAAGTTACGGCCACACAATTACCACAATTTGGTCCAGGAGTTCAAGTAGCTGGTGGACCACCAGGCGCAGGCGTATCACAAGCGGCACAAGTTGCAGCACCTGCAGTTGCAGCAGCACCTGCACCTGCAACATGGCAAACTGATTTAACTGCTATACAAAATGATCCTACTAAATTAGCGGCTTATGTTGGCAATGAAGCCAACCCAGAAAATGCACGTAAAATTGCTGGCACTTTATGGCGCAAGCAAGAAGACTTACGTGCTAAAGGACTTGATATTGAAAAACTATTTGTTGATGCCAGCAATGGTGATGTCAAAGCTGTTAATACACTAGCAAATGATTTAAAGAAACGCACCGAAGAAGGCAGTTTGTTAAAGGCTTATTTTTATAATCGATTAGGTCTTACAGATTTGGCCAAAGAAGAACAAATGAAGATTCGTGGCGGTGGCGTTACCAGTGAAATGATGGGCGGTCAATTTTACACTGTTGAAAAGAACAGTAAAGGTGAAGTCGTTCGTGCATGGAACAGTGATGGTGCTGCACTTAATCGCGATAAAATTGCACAGTTACAATCATCTGGTCAAAAGACTGGCACACATGCATTTAGCACAACTGGTGGAGTATACACTATTCCCGAAGGTGAACCAGATGCTGGTCAAGAATATGCTAGACGTTTTAGTGCTCAAACAGGTCAATTTGAAAATGTAATTACAAGTGGACCAAATGCCAACAATCCATATCTTGGCAAGCCTGGATATGAGAAGCGTGTTGAAACCAACGCCGCTGTTAAACTTAATAGTGCATACGTTGACTTCCAAACTAAACCAACTATTGCAATGGCTACAACCATGTTGGAATTGGCTGGTAAAGCAGACACAGGTGATGGCAAGACAATTAATAATGCCATGGCAGAAATACAACGTCGTAGTCCAACAATCTTTAATCAAATACAGCCAATGGCTCCGGCTATCACTGGTAGAACTCCAGCAGAAGCAGCACAACCAGCACCGAATGCAGCTACAGTTACACGCCCAACAACAGGTGCAGTATCACCACAACAGGTGCAAGCACAGGCAGCTCCTGCAGTAACACCTACGGCAGGCGGTGGTGGAGGTTCATTGACTCAAAAGATAACACAACAAGAAGAATCGATTAAAACTGCTGAAATGGCCAAACGTGAAGAGCAAAAACCACCAGCAGAAGCCAAAGGTAATATCAAAGCCAATGATATCAATAACCAAAACCAGGCCAATGAATATCATGGTCTAATGCGACCAATTAGTGATCTTATTAAGAAATCTACAGGATCTAAAGTTGGGGCTACAATTGATAGTGCATTATCAGCATTTGGTGCTACAACACCAGGTGGAGAAGCTATTGCTGAATTAAATCAATATTCAGGATACTTGCAAAAGAATGTGCCTAAATTTAAGGGTAGTGACAGTGACCGAGATGTTAAAATTTATCAAATGTTGGCTGGTAATTTTAATGATGCAGAACAACCAATCAAATACAGAATGGCTGCGCTTAAAGGTATGATTCAGTTATTGAAGAAATATGACAAAGAAGGTGTTAATGATTGGACCTTTGGTGGTGCCGGACAACCTGGTGGAACCAGCGATGTTCGTAACCGTGCAGATGCAATTATTGGTGGAGGCAGATAATGGCCAAGGCAGATGATTACGCAAAGTGGATTGTTGATAACCAAGACAAAAAAGGCACAGAAGATTTTAATACTGTGGTGCAAGCCTATCAAGAAGCCAAAGCAGAAGAGGCTGGCGCTGCTACCACTAGTAATGATATAACTACTGCACCTCCTGAAGGAACAGAGAATGTTGCAACTTACGCTGCACAGTCTGCAGTCCCTTTGACCGTAGGGGGGCCAAACTTGATGAATGCTCCAGTTCAAGTAGGTGGCGCCGCAGTAGAAGCAGGTGGTCCTTTGGCCCGAACTGCTGTAGAAGTAGCCAAAGATGTTCCTGCTTGGGTCAAACCATTAAGTAATTTATCTGTTGGTGAAACATTAAAGTATGTTGGACAACATGGATTAACCAAATCGGCCGCAGATCTTGCAGGAGCTATTTTACATCCATTGCGTGATGTCAGTATAGGAACTGCAGCCAAAGCAGCAGGCACTGGTATTGTGCAAGGTGTTATGGCTCCAGAAAACTTAATGACATTGCCATACAACATGGCGGCATACGAACAAGCAAAAATTCGTGCCAACCCCACTGCACCAGAATATGCCAGTAATCCATACGCTATGACTGTGCGTGGCGAAGCACCAACACAAGCAGCCGCAGGCGCAATTAACCAACGTCTAGCCTTAATGGGACAAAAATATGGTGGCATTACTCCAGAACAACAACAAATCCTACAACAGGATCGTCAACGTCAACAAGCACAAATAGTATTAAAACAACCAGCAAGCACACAAAACTATATGCAACGTATGAGAGCATTAAGCGAATTATATGCACCAATCACACCACAATAAGGAATTGAAATGAAAGAAAACTTAAAACATTTACATACTGTATTAGAAGAAACATTTGCTGCAAACTTTGTTAGTTATTACAGAGCACATGTTGCACACGTCAACTTAATCGGTAGCGATTTCCCAGCCCGACACAAATTATTACAAAAAGTTTATGAATACCTACAGGATAACATAGACACCCTGGGAGAAAAACTACGCACTACTAGAGCATTTATGCCCCGTAGTCTACAGACTGTAGTTGGTGTTAGTCCCATTATGGATTATGATGTTACGGGTGATCAAGATCAATTATTGGAAACAGTTGATGAAGATCTAGAAGCACTCATTGATCAATACCATGCATTGTATGAGGCAGCAGAAGCAGTCAACTACATTGACATTAGTAATTTTGCCCAGGATCAAGTAGGCATATTGGCCAAACATCGTTGGATGTTAGAATCTACACTAGGTAAAAATCAAGAAGAAGCTGACGAAGATGAAGACAGCATCTACTAATGTAGTGCCTTTGCATTCACTTGAAGAACATCTAAGTGAATGTGAAACAAGGTATCAATCTGTAATCAACAAACTCGATACCTTGGATACACGTATGTCACGTGTAGAACAGTTACTGCTGGAAATTAAGCAGGCTGTAAAACGTTAAAGATTAGCGTCGTAAAAGCGTCGAACATGGCTCATAAAGGCGTCTTTACTAAAGGTTCCGCCTTCAATTCGTGTGCCTTCTGAGTCGAGTATATACAGCTCTACTCTATCTGTATATTGATCATCAATTACTATTTCTATATTGCCTACATCTAAGGCAACAACTGGTGTAGCATCAATACTGCCTTTATGTTCTACTTTGTAACGCATTTCTTGTTCTCCTTGTGTTAACCATTCTACGAATTGTTTATTGGCTTGTTCATTGTCCCATTCAGCACGTTGCCGTGCCGCGGCCTCTTTAATCTTGCCAAGCGAAGATGGTGTCATTTGTAATCTCCACTGCTTGGTATCCAGACTTAATAAATCTATCAATTAATTTTTGTCTGTTGAATTGCAAGTTGCCAGGCCAAGCTGTTTGTTCCCTGTTAGTTTGATGCACTTCTACGAACCAACGGTCAATTTTTTTAACTACTGGATCTAACAGTAGTTCAGTAATGGCAGACATTTCACCACCTTCAATATCACATTTGACAAAGTCCACATGTGACAAATTGTTTTCTTTTAAGATAGTCTCTATGGTTTTTGCGTCAACAGAGATCTGTTGTCCATTTTGATTTACAGACACACTATTGATAGTGGGATTGTCATGTATGTAAAAATCAATAACACCATCATGGTCACTGAGTGCCGCAGGTATAATGGTTATTTTATCATTGTCTTGACACATTACTCGTAATACTGCCAATGTTGCAGGTGTAGGTTCAATGGCATAGACATGTTTAGCACTGTCTTGTGCATATAAACTAAACAATCCAATATTGGCACCAAAGTCCAATATTACAAAGTCTTCTTTGTCTGCTAACACAGCATCATATAACCGTTCTGAGTTAATTTGATTTAAAATAAATTCTACTTGTGTTTCCTGTGTGCGGGCAAACCATTGTGCAATCAAAGGATTGCCTAGGTCAATATCAATGGCACGTTGTTTACTGGTTATGATTTTCATTATCTTATTATGGCATTAATGTTATTTTGGTCAACAATGTAGTATTTTTGACCAGCATGTTCAATCAAGCCCACGCTTTGCCAGTTTACGCTAATGGCATCACCAACTTGCAATCCTTCAATATCTACTTTTTCACCAATGCTGGTGACGTAGCCCAGGGGATTGGATTCTGTTTCGGGATTACTTAAAATAATACCACTGTCTGTTTGCTTTTGAACTTCCCGACGTGTGAATAAGACTCTGGTCTTTACTGCTTGTATACTCATGCTATCTCCTTGTATTTTAGTATGAAGTGTGTGGCTTCTGGTGTGTCACCATAGGCATGCTTTGCGAAATCTATAACATCCATTGCAACACCATTCCACATCCACATTTGTCGTTGTGGTTGTTGTGAATTTAATAAATTGGCATATTGTTGTGCTGATATTGCTTGGCTCATGCCCTGTTGTGCATATTGGTTATAGGCTTGATTAAATTGTTGTGCGGCCGACTGACTCAACTGTCCGAGATTCATGCCTTGTGTTTGATTTTGGGCTTGTTGGTATTGTTGTGCTGCTTGTTGTGAAAATGTTATGCCCTGTAATAGTGGATTATATGCCATTACAAATCCTCCCCGATGCGTCGAATGGCCAACAGACCCACACGTTGAAATCCAAATATATCATGTAAACGCATGAATGCCTCTTGCTCGGCTCTTATACTGCTGCTGACTAAAACTGGTATCCCATGTAAGTGTGCCCATAGAATCCATGTCTGCAGCATTTGTGCTAGTATACGTATTCTTGTGCGTGTGGGCAATGATAAATCCACGTGTGCAATAGCTGCTTCTGCCATTTCTTCTGTGCTGTAGGGTGTATATTGTCCACGCTTGCACCAAGCATAACCCATAAGTGCATTGGTGGTTCGGTGTCGTGCAACAATAACCTGTTCACGACTTAATTGATATTTTTGTTCGTTTATGGCCTGCTTTAGGCTGTATGTGTATGCAGCAGGACTGGGTGTTAGCAATCCTGCTAGTTCACGTTGGTATTCAGCAACTGCCATTGTGACCATTTCTGGTATGTCTTCGTATTCGGCAAGTCGCCATGACCAAGTGTCAGACTCTTTTGGTAAAAATTTATCAGTTGTCATTTCAATTCCTGTGTATTTTTATTTAGCCTTTGTGCTATAATATAAATATTATACGTATTTAGTAAAGGAAATGCAATGGCAAGAGATTTAAGCAGATATACACGTTTGGGCAACTACCTATTTGATCAAAACAAGTTTTTGGACTACTGTGATGAACAGCCAGATGGATGTATCCTTTTTCGGGGAGGTCGGCACAGGCAAGGTTATGGCATGTGTTCAGGCATCAGAGTGCATGACGACAAACGCATCATGCAAGTGGCACATCGTGTATCAATGATGTTCAAATTAAATCGCGAACTCAAGCGCGAAGAAAATGTAATACATTTGTGTAGCAATAATCTCTGCGTAAACCCAAAACATTTGTTAGTTGGTGACACTTACAAGCGCAGTGAAATAATGGTAGCCAAAGGACACACATGGCATCACCACAAAAAGAATTTGGAACCACGCAAACAGTTGGGACGCAATTACAAATGGACCGAAGAAGAAATACAGTTTGCACGTGCCAATGATTCAAAGACAGTGGCAGCACGTTTTGGTATCACACGTGAACAAGCCAGCAAAATGAAATATGAATGCAAAAACTTATATAAGTGGCTGGACTGATTTGGGCCTGCAGTGGAAACCAGAAAAAATTACTCTGCGCCATCCTCAGATGTCTGGTTAACTCCAGCCAAATTATTTACTCTAAATACTTTACAAGAGGTATTTTGCAAGTTATACTAAATACTTAACGCAGGTGATAAAACAATCTACGCAATGTAGAGAGTTGTTTGGCCAGGACACATCTTATTCCGAATGTGGCGAAATCGGAATTCCTAAACAAACAACTTATGAAAATAGATTTATACAACAACACTGAAACATTTTTTAAAGAGTCTCGACAAGATTCTAATGTTAACCAATGGCTTCGAAGCAAAGGCATTGACATTAAAGATTTACAGGGACATGATCAAATTAGTGATGTAATCACATTGATCAATATCAAAGACTATCTTTGGCATAGAATGAATCCCATTGAGCAGGTGACATGGCATGCTTATTGGGATATAGTTTATCGTAAAGGATATCCACTTAATCAAAAGTTTTGGAAAAAGTTTAACACAATTGTTATGGCAATAGATCAACGCGAACACATTATGGCACAACGTAGACAACAAATTAGAACCCTTAAAAACAAGGATCAAAATAATCAGGCTAAAGGATCCGACCAGCCCCAAGTAACTTATACGAAAAGGGATGAACTGGGGTGCCGTGCGGTGTCGAACTAAGTTCGGCGGGGAGTAGGAGATAGCCAAAGGTCTCCCCAATAATTACCGTGTATAAGTAACCTCGCTGAAAGGCCGCCTCTTATGGGGACGATGGATGTTCAGTTGGAGTTAGTGGAACGACTAGATGTAATTTCTCTTTTTTTAAGAACTTTACATTTAGCCGTGCCTTGACTCCAGCTGGATGATAGTTTAAATTATTAATTGATCAATTGCTGATATAAAAATTACATGTGATCAAGTGAAACGGATCACATGTTTTATATCTAGCACATCTGCGTAGCAGATGTTTTATTACCACTAGCACCTGAAAGGAAATGACATGCGTTTATGTGAAGTAATTGAAGAACTAAATCTTGATAATGACTCAAGTGATTACGTAATTAATAATATCATAAGACTTTATACTGATAGAGATATGATAGAATTAAGTAATCAATTCCTTAAAGGACTAGATCGAAATCATCGAGTTCCCGGTGCGGTAATTGATACATTATGGGGTATATGTCAATGGTATCATGAGAGACATGAGTCCTGTCCATTTGATATATTAACTCCGAAACAGAAGTTTTACATATTGGGTAATACCATTAAGTATTGGTCAAATATATCAGCACAAACTCGTGCAAACCTAATGATTTGACAGTATTTGTATAAATAACTATAATACGTATATAGGAGAAATCGAATGACATACCAATACATATTAGTTGACATAGCAGAACAAAACAGTCGACTCAATGGTGGCGAGTTCTATAGATTAACTTGGGTTTGCATGGACGACATGACCCGTTGGGAAACTGATGTGCAGGACAACTATAGAAACTACCTTAGGAATGGTTGGCGTAGCATAGTGCATCAAAAGTTATGGGGTGTATATGAAGGACTAACACGCAGTAGTAGAAACACTACCAGAAACATAGGTGTCATAACTGCAGACTCACGGCCAGTTTGTGTTATACCAATTAACAGACAAGATACCGCAATTGAAGTTGTGCTATTGGAACAAGAACGCATTGCTAATGCACAACGCAATCAACTGTTTGATCAAGTGTTTGTGAGTGTATGAAACACTACAGCATCAGTTGGCAATCAATACGCACCAATAGACATTTGGAACAGTTGTTGATGCCTTATCTAGAGCACAACAGTCATTACCAATTGGTGCAAATGACCCCAGATCGTGGTGCACGAACACACTGGCATTTACACATACCCCAAACAGATGCCAACATAGAGTTTGTTATATTGTCAGCACCGGGCACTTGGGTATAAAAGACAAAGCCCCATTTCTGGGGCAGTGTCCATCTTCTAGGAAAAATAGAAATTGTATCAACTATGGCAATAGTATCTACACAATTATTTATCCCGAGATATCTGTGATAATATTAGAACCTGCCGATTCACGCAGCAGACGCAAACGCTCTTCGGCAGCAGCTTCTTCTCTACGATCCTGTTCTACTTGACGCACCAATTCAAGATATTCGGGTGCAAACTGCCCATCACGTATCCAACCCATATGCACTAGATGCACATACTTCATGATGTCTTCTTCTGTGGCTCCACTTTGTTCCATTAATAATACAGCAGTTTCAAAGGCATGCATCACTGACAGTGCTGGTGGCTTGTGAAACTTATTGGCGTGGGCGGGGTATCGCTCTGTTCTTGTCATAATAATTCCTTTTGGTTAGTCGACTGTAAATATTTACACTTATGCTCGTCACCATCTATAAAGTCCTGTATCCAGGCATTGAACAGGTCAATCAATACTACAAATGGAAACATGAATTCCCTGAGACCAAATTGGTTAAGGAAAATCGTGCCGGCCCACCCAAGAAGATACGTGGCACTACAACATGTCCGGGCTGTGGTAAGACATTAAGTTACAGCCAAATCTACACAGATCAACACAAGTGCCCGGGAACACTAACTGCCCATCCAGTAAAGCCACGTGGACATAAACCAGGTAAACCCAGTAAAAGCGAACTGGCTCAAAAGTGGCAACAGTATGTGCAAGACAATGATCATCCCATAACATTCAGTGAAAGTGGCGAAACTGAGGATTGACACTAAATACACAAAGCAGTATAATACATACACATTGTTAAACAATAGGAGGCTTACAATGAGAATTTTAGATAATGATCCCCAGGGATCAAATGGTGGCACATTATTTGAAATGTCAGATGGTGAACAAATTAGACTTCTTGATATATTAAAAATGGAAAATCCTAATGAAAAATACAATGTCGTCATTGACAATATTCTTACATATGAAGAAGCAGTTCGCAGACATATGAGACATCACAGATAAAACCTAAAGCCTCCAAGTTTATAGGTTTTGGCCCAGTTGAGAGAGTCTGGGCTTTTTCATGACAGACCAGGCGCCCACCAGCCGCTAACTTGAATTTCAATCATCTTTTCATCCATAAATAAACATATGACAACACAGAAAAAATCATCAGGCCACGGTGGAGCAAGGCCAGGAGCCGGTCGACCCAAGGGGTCCGGTAACCGTGTGAACCTTGAAGACCTAATGCAGGACTTGGAATTAGAAACCAACATGCCATTCACGCAACGCTTGGCCATCAATTATTCAGCCGCCATCTCGCGTGAGGATTGGGGCCGTGTGGAGAACTATGATCGTGCATTCCTCAACAAGTTGGTTGGCGATCGTCAACACATTGAAGTCACAGACAGTCAAGAAACCATAGACACCAAACGTGCTGCATTTGCCGAATCCCTGGCAGCACTCACAGGCATTAAGAACAACAAGGAATCAGAATAATGGCCCTAGTATCAAAGTCAGCCGCCGCAGTAAGAACACCCACCCCAGTGGCAGCACCAAAAGCCCCAGCTGCTAATCCATTTGCAGCTGCAGTGGTGACCCGCCCAGGAGTTGCCGCACAGCCTGCAGCCACATTGAATCAAAATGTCAGTTCAATCCTGGCACAACAACAAGCTGCACGTGATGCGGTGGCACGTCAACAGGCTGCACAAGCTCAAGCTCAAGCACAGGCCCAACAGGCTCAGATGGCACAACGTCAACAACAAGCTGCTCAGCAAGCGGCACAAGCACAACTGGCACAACAAAACGCATTACAAGCACACCTGGATCAAGTGACACGTGACACGGCAGCACGACAACAAGCTGCAACTGCGGCAGCGCAACAACAAGCAGCCCAACAGGTGGCAGCCCAGGCAGCTGCTCAACAGGCAGCACAAGCACAAGCAGCCGAACAGATTCGAGCTGCCAATGCTGCTTATGCGGCACAACAGGCTGCAAAGACTGCACCTGCAGCTGCACCACAGCCTGTGCCTCAACCAGTTCAACAACCTGTTCAACAGGCTCCGACATACCTGGCACAAGTATCTCCTGTTGGCGGTGGACGCAATTGGGTTCAGAATAATCCCGATGGCAGTTTTACTAATTACCTAGGAACCTTTAAAAATCAATTGGACTTTCAGAAAGCACAGTTGCCAGAATATATACAACAGTATAATCAATCAGGTGGTCAGATTATAGATCCAGCACAACAGTTTAGTGATCTTTATAAATCAAATCCTGAATTATTTCCACCACCACCAGCGCAACAGCCCAACACCGGCATCATGGCCTTGGCACCAACAATGCCTGGTGCTCAAGTGTCTGCGTTACGTCAAGCAGGTATACTTCCTGGACCATTGACAACAACTGTTGGAGTCTGATATGCAATTACCAACAGGCAGACTAGGCATTACTGGACACAGCACACGTGGTGAGGCAAAAACGCACAAGACCTTTGAGGTTGAACCACACAGTGCCAGACAAGCACGTATCTCAGCCGACTACCATGGCCGGACTGTGGACCGTATGAATCCTTCACGGCGTCGGGACAATGCAGTGCGTTACCCACAAACAGGCCTGGGTGGATGAAAACAAGTTTCCTACCTAGACCCAGTAGGGTCATCAGACCTGCTCCTGTAGCAGAGCCCGAGTTCTCAGGGCCAAGTCATGTCTTGCCCCAGAAATTTACACCCACTTGGGACATGGAACCTGAGCGTCCTTTTCAATCTGCTTATGCACCCTTTCCACAGGCACCAGATCCCAATGCACACCTAAGTGCGGATCTCGAGCCATTTTACAGAACTAAATAACAGTATAGACATTATTGAAATGAAAAGTAAATTTGCAAACAACGGGACACTTAGCCCCGAACGTAAGTTGAAAGCTAGGCGTGATGATGCTAAGGCACGTTATGGATTAAGTTTAGAAGAGGCTGATTACTTACGTAGTCAACTTTGTGATATATGTGGAGTGAAAGCAAAGAAGATGTGTATCGATCATAAGATACCAAAAACATACAGAGGTGTGTTATGTCAACAGTGCAACACTCGACTAGGATGGTTTGAGAAATATAGAGAAGTCATAGAAGACTACGCAGAAAGAGGACCGCAGAATGCCGTTAATTAAGTCAACTTCCAAAGCAGCGTTAAGCAAGAATATCGCTACGGAAGTTAAAGCAGGCAAGCCATTAAAGCAGGCTGTGGCAATAGGTTATGCTGAGAAACGTGCTGCTGGTAAGAGCGAACATCACAGCAGCCACAGTGCAAAGCGCAGTGAACACTATCATGCAAAGGTAGCTGACACTGTGAAACCTGTGCAAGTTAAACGGGGCGCAACCCTAATGACACGTGCAGTTCATGCTAAGTCTAGTATGGAAGAAGATACTGCAAGTGATGGGACGGCATACCGTGGCTAAAGCAACAATGTTAAAGGGCGTGTATAACATGAACCCAACTAAGATGGTTCTAAAGCCGGGTTCGGAAGCAGCTCGTAAGATGACATCAAGCGATGTGCCAGGATTTAAAAAGGTCAAGCCGCCTAAGGCTACGAAAACTAAAAGGAAGACAAAATGAAAGCATCAGATAGCAATTTAGATTTTGATGGCATGGCTGGCGATGGCGTTAACCGCGCTAAAAACAAGTATGCACATAATACATGGAGCGGCCATTCGAACGATGGACGTGACGTAAACTTTGGCCTCATGCAGAGCCAACGCAAAGGTAATGCAAGTTCAAGTCCAAAAGCAGTTGGCCCAAGTGTCACACGTGATCCACACAAGTTGACCATTGCAACTGCCAGTCAAGGTGGTAAGATTAACGGTGGCACAACTGTTAAAAGTTTTGGCAACCCAGACAAGATCAACGTAGGATAAACTCATGTCAATAGTAGCAGTAGGAAATACAATTAGACTACAACCCGCTGGCGCTGTCACAGCCAACGTGGGCAACGTAGCAACTCGCACAACAACATTCCATGTGCTTAATGCGTCATCAACAGTCTACTGTTATGTGGGCGTGTTTAATGATTACACAACAGCAGCCGCAATGGACTATCCACAGCCCGGCGCAGACGCTGGAGGCATTCCACTTGCACCCAATGAGTCAATGACCATTACTGGCAACTTTGGACTACCCTCAACACAGGCCAACGTGTATGTCAGCGCAATTACAGCAACAGGTGCTTTCTCAACTAACGTGTTCTTCACACCAGTTGCAGCAGGCTCAAGCGCAACTTAAGGACCTGTATGAAAGACGCAATGAAAAAACATGGCAAGTGGATACAGGCAGCCATTGGTAAGCCTGGAGCACTGCATCGCGAATTGGGTGTGCCAGCTGGAGAGAAGATACCTGCAAAGAAGTTGGCACGGGCCGCGAAGGCAGGGGGCAAGTTGGGACAACGTGCCCGCCTTGCTGAAACACTAAAAGGATTTAAAAAATGATAACCGCACAAGCAAAAAAATCAGTAAAGATTGAACGCGAAGCAGACCGTGCAGCACGCACTTCAGCTGACATTTGTCAGAACCAGTATCACCGAGACAATGTCAACGTGGCACAAGGTCCAAGAACAGGGAATCCTGGCACAGCATCGAAGCGCAGTGACTTTGTCGCTGCCAAAGCGTCACGTGAACCAATTGCCACAATGATTCAAGATGCTTATGTTGCTCGCGCACATGAGTATAAAGAATTTGAATACACCAATGGTGGTAGTATTCATGACAATACCCGGGCGTCTTTTAAAAGCAAATCAAAGACGCTAAAGTAAAGTCACTGCCGGGCCACCAGGGCCGTGAACTCGATTAAAACAAGTGTTTTGGTTCGACTGGTGGCACATTATATTTTAAAGGAACAGTAATGAAAAAGACAGACAAGAAGCCGTCAGTAGACGCATGGGACTTGGATCCTGACACAAGCGACACAGTTGCCATGGCCGAAGATGACGCGGTGATCCCATCAGGATTAGAGCCTGATAAACCCCAAGTGCCGAAGCCCACCCGCATAGAGTTTGACATGGAAGGGCTCATGACAGACTTTCCCAATGCCACTGAATTACAAAAGTTTGTGTATGACCAAACCGGCATTGTGTTGAATCTAAAGGGTCGTGCCAACAAACTAAAGTATCAGATTGCCATGGACACACTTAATGGCAACATTCCTGATGAAGCATACTTGGGCGCAGAGAATCCATATCTAGACAAGAGTGAACTCATCCCCACAGAGCCCTTACGCGAACTACCCGCACGTGATGCACTCATTGATGCCGCCGGACCTGAAGTCACACGCTTCAGTACCAACCAATTTCCACATCCTGATCCCGACTGGCGTGCTCAAGATCAAAAGTGTCAAGTCATATTCCGCAAGTATGCCAACAACCTGATCACATATGAAGTGTTGGGACCAATTGCTCAACGTGCCCTAGGCACCAAGATCAACAAGTTTGGACAAAAGCAACCCGAACGCATTGTGTGGATTGACTGCAGAACTGGTGAACAGATTATTCGCAATGACCGTGGACAACTTACTCCATTGGGCACCCGCCTTAAGAGTTTCATGACACGTATGAAAGTAAACAAATCAAACCAATGGGACATATGGATTGATCGCGACTTTGTTCTTGCTGGAGACTTGGTATCCGATAACCCTTGGGGCGAATAATGAAACTCAAACGCACACCCCTGCCCTACGCAGAAACTGCCCTTGAACCTGTAAAAAGTAGTGAGACCTTGAATTATCATTGGGGTCACTTATACAAGCGTTATGTGGACAATTACAATGCCGGAGAGAGTCCCACATTCAATCGTGCCGGAGCCTTCTTGCATGACATTTACTTTACTCAGTTCACCGCGCCCGGAGAGGGTGGCACGCCCGAACCTATGACCCTGGAGTTGATCCAACGACATCACAAGAGTCTAATAGGCCTAAAAGCCTTGATCAAAGATGCTGCCTTAAAGTTGCATGGTTCAGGTTGGGTATATCTTGCTCTTGACGGCACTGTAAAAACCATACCGAATCATGAAGTGCGTGATGACATTGTGATCTTGATTGACATGTGGGAGCATGCCTATGCCCTGGATTACGAATGGAAGAAGGATCAATACCTAGACAACATTTGGAAGATCATGAACTGGCCACACATTGAAGATAGATTGGGTCTGATGTGACTTTAGGACCTGAACGCCAACAGCGGGCTGTTGAACAGGCTGCCGATGTTCGAATCATGCAAAAGGTCAACCGTGTTAACCGCGAGGCCTTTCTTGACAAGTATCCCACACAAGTAGAACATTGTTTGCGTCTTGTAATGGAACGCTTGCAAATGGGTCTAGACAAACGCGATGGAGTGGATGTGGCCAACCCCGACACTTGGCGCATGACACCACACGAAATACGCGACCTAGCCGAAACGGCAGCAAGACTAAACGAAATACGTCAGGGTTTCTAAATGGCCTTGGACAACACTGTGTTGATGCGCCGTGCCATACGTTGGGTTTGTGATTCCAACAGCTTGGCTGTGAACAATCTCAACACCATGACATCAGACCAAAAAGTGGCCTTTGAAGGGTTGGTCATGGCGGTGCATGAGGACATGCGATACAACCAAATTAAATACTTTAGGCCATTTGAACATCAATTGCGTTTCTTTGCAACTGGTGTAAGTTCACGTAGGGGCATACTTGCCGCCAATCGAATTGGTAAGACAGTAAGTACCTGTTATGAAACTGCCATGCACCTTACAGGATTGTATCCCGACTGGTGGACAGGCAAACGCTTTGACAAAGCCATTACTGCCATGGTTGCGGGAGAGGGTTGGAGCCAGGTGGCTCTGGTGTTGCAAAATGAATTATTAGGAACAAACGATGTCAAAATTAAAGATGCTATTGGCACTGGTGCTATACCCCGTAGTTGTGTGGTCCCTGACACTATGCGTAGTGATGGCGCTAATTGTATTGGGGTTGAGATACGTCACAGTAGCGGCAGTAACAGCTATCTCCTATTTGCCAACTACACACAGGAAGTTAGACAAATGCAAGGATTTAAACTCAATTTGGCAGTTTTTGATGAGCAACCGCCTGACGACTTCTTTAGCGAGATTGTTACCAGAACTGCTACTACACAAGGTCAAGTGCTTTGCAGTTTCACCCCGCTCAAAGGCCTTAACGGACTAGTCAGTAAGTTTTGGAATCACGAAGAAGGCTACGAACACATACGAGTAAGTTGGGATGACGTTCCAGAATATGATCCGTGGGGTGAGCCGTTTCTTCTTATGGAGACTCGCAGACAGTTGGAGCGTGACTATCTTCCTCATGAGCGCGACGCTCGTCGTAATGGTGTGCCTGTTATGGGCAAGGGCGCGGTATTTCAAATACGCAATTGGCCTACCTATAAAACTGGTGACTATGATCTGCGTAATGTTACTGGCATTCAGCGCATTATTGCTCTTGACCTTGGCCTTGTCAATGATAAGACTGTAGTTAGTCTAATGTATTGGCATCCCGAAGAGCGTGAGGCTTGGTTGCACACACAGATCATTGTGAAAGGCATTGAAGAAGCCAATCCCATGAACTATATCAATCATCTCATGCGTCCCGAAGTGTTTGGCACACCCATAGTGTTGCCTGCTGATGCCAGCACACAGGGTCGCTATACCATGACCAGCCAAAGCATACGTGAACTGTTTGAACAATACGAACTCAATGTGCATCCAGAAGCCATCATGAATCCACCAGATGATCAAGGACGCAGAACCAATCACAAGGCCTATGGTGTCAACGTGATGCGACAAATGTTGGAGATCGGTACCTTACACATCAATGAAAACTGTGTGGAGTTCTTGCGCGAAGCACAGAACTACTACGCTGATGATCGAGGTCGTTTCTCAGATCCTGATGACTGCATTGATTCAGCACGATATGCCTTGCTAGGATGTTTGAACGGATTGGCAGAACCCTGGGATGGACGCACTCAACAACAGCGTATGCGTGATTACAAACATCAATATCGCAGCGCACAGTGGGCCCGTAGTCAAGAAGTGCCCAAGTGGAAACAGCCACATAACCCTCATGGTTAAAGCACACTAAATAATAGATAATATGATAGGATCCTGTCCATGTTGGATATAAAAAACACAGTAATTTCGAACTTGAACAACGCCAAGGGCATGATGGCAAGATTCGTTAAAATGAAGGGCCTGTTGGACGCCAAGTGTGCAGCCAACTTGCGCTTGTTGGCCACAAAGAACAACATCAATCGCGCCTCAGACTATCACTACTTGGTATTGGCAGTTACACAGAGTACAGAAGCAGTAAACGGCATTGACTACATTCACCCTGTGGTAAAACCCATAGTTGATTATGCAAGTGCGGTTATCACTAAGGGACTTGCACAAAACGGCGAAATCAAATTTGAGTTTGTAGCCGACAATGAAGCAGATGCGCCGGCAGCACGTCAAGCCACAGACATGGTCAACAAGATCATTAACCAAAACAATGATCCACATCAAATCCTACAACACTGGGTCATGGATGCTGTGTTGCACAAGAATGGTGAGATGATGGTTAGCCCCATGCGTGAGAGTTTTGTACGCTACATCACAACACAAGGCACTTTGGATCAATTACGTGCATTTGAACAACAAGCAGCCGAAGGCGGCTTAAAAGCATTCAAACAAAGTCGCCGTAAGACCGGAGTAGACATGGAACAGGTCATGAAGGAACTGCAACAGTTCAAACAAGACTTGCCAGCAGAACAAAAGCAGGCCCTACTGGATCATAGAATGGCACAGGCCACAGCTGCTGAAGCTGGAGCAGATGACTATTTGGAAATGCAGGCACCCGATGCTGAAATGGAAACCACCGAAGACGAAATGGTCGACAGTATCAATCGCAACACAATATATGAAGCCAAGTATAAACTTACTGGCTACAGTTTGAACATCAAGTTCCGTCCCATTGCACAACACTATTGGATGTGTGATCCCACAGTTATATCAATTGAAGAACAACCCTTCTGTGGATACTACAAGCCCATGACCATACAGGAAGCAACAGAACTGTATCCCGACATTGACCTAGAACAATTTAAGATATATGCACAGTACTCAAACGTGGGTGCATATCAAGCAGGATCATTGCTGAACAATCTTGCGCTACACGCACGTGACTCAGTCCCCATCAATGGCTTGCCCAGTATGGGCTATGCAAGTTTGGAAGCAGAAGCACGTCAAGTCACTGTGTTGACAGTTTACAACCGTTATGACATTGACGGAGATGGTGAGTTAGAACTAATTGAATTGATATATTCAGGACAGTATGTGATATCGGCACGTGAAGTAGAGTTTATTCCCATTGCTAACATGTGTCCAAAACCCTTGCCACAAAACTTTTATGGTATGAGCATTGCAGAATCAGTTGTGCCCATGCAAGAGTATGCCACAAGCGCACATCGTGCAGAAATCATGATGGGCCTGTTACAGGCAACACCACGTATTGGTGTCAAACCCGACAAGTTGGACTTTGAAATGATCCAAGATGGCGAAGCAGCCATCTTTATCTTGGATTCAAAGTTCGATCCTGCCAAGGATATCTATCCATTGCCTTTGCCTAACGGTAACTTGCAGTTCATAGACACTGCCATGACACGCTTACAACAGGATACAATGGCCATGGTGGGCATGACCTCACCACAAGATGTGTTCAATCCTGAAGTTATGGCACCTGGTAACTCAGGTATTAAACTGCAATTGGCACTGAGTCCAAATCAAATCATTCAAGACAATACAGTCAAGAACTCAGCAGAGGGTTTGAAGGATGCTATTTGGTTGATTTGGCGCACATTGATACAGTATGGTGATGACTATGGTGTTAAAAAATTGGCACAAGAGTTTCACCCAGAGGGCAAGCCCATATTCTTAGACTATCAAAACGTTGAAGACATGAACTTTAACGATCGTAAGACCATACACATTGATTTGGCTTTAGGTATGCGCTCAGATGAGAACGCACTACAACGTCAACAGATTATTCAACAGACACAAACGCAATTGTACACCACAGTCAGTGCAACAGTTGCACAAGGTACGCTGACTCCGGCCATGTTCAAGAAGATTCGCAAGCCCTACGAAGATGCATTGTATGCCTTGGGCGTAAAAGACTGCGATGTTTACTTGCCAACAGAAGCAGAAGTAACAGAAATGATCAAGGCCTCTGAAGAACACAAGAAACAGCAAGGCCCAAGTCCAGATGATCAAGCCAAAATAGCAAAAGCCAAACTGGATGAAGCACGTGCCGCTGAAATACAAGCCGACGTGCAGGGCACAAGTGCAAGTAAGCAATTGGAAGGTGTTGCTCTCATTGGAGAACACAAAGCCACTGCTTACAAATAAACTAAATAAAATTAATAGATTGGAATTGATATGATTAACGAAGACGTTGTGGAGGCGTTTAATAATCGCCTTGTTAGTGCTACAGAATTGAGCAAACTCTCGCCAGCAAGTGCTGACAGAGTCAAACAATTGGGTAGTGCTGCAGAGAATCTACTGAAAAGTAGAGACTTCGTATTGTTTGTGCGTCAGTTCCAACTAGAGAATATGGATTCGCTAGTAGAAGTTACAGGATATAGCGCAGAAGACAATGAACGACGTATTGCGTTGGCAAATCATTTCAATGCCATGGACACATTTATCAACTTGCTCAAAAGGCAAGTTGTATTACGTAATCGTGTGGTAACTTTACAAGAGCAATCTTTAGAGCCCAACACTTAAGAAAGGTAAAGTATGGATGCAATAGTCCAGGACAAACCTAATCTCCCAACAGAGACGGTCCCTGCCCACAAAGTCGATTTAGGATTAGAATCAATAGCCGCGAAGATGACCGCAATGCGTAATCAGACTCCAGCTACTAAGCCCATCGAGACAGGTGTAGAAGTTGCGGCAGCAACATCAGCCCCTGTGGTACCAGAAGGAGTTGTCGTAGACGACGCCGAACCAGAAGTTGTAGTAACAGAAGCACAAGATGCTGATGCCAACGCAGAAACTGATGCCCCTGAAGAGGTAAGCACAGTGGACACGTCTAGCGATGAACTAATTGATTTTATTGATTTTGCAGAAACTAATCCGAACGCCAAGTTCAAATTTATGCGAAATGGTAAAGAAGTAGTTATTGATGCTAAGAAGGCAGCAAGCATACTGGGCCAAGGAGCCGCAATTAGCGAAGATGCAAGGCAGTTAAAAGTTGAGCGTGCCGAGTTTGATGAATATCAAAATCAGCGTCGTCAGGAAACTGATGGACTTTTATTGGCCATGGAGTTTACTGTACGTCCCGAGCTACAAAAGGCTTACGATGAAATATTAAGGACACAGAACTACAATACCACCTTCCAGCAACAGTTGGCAACAACGCAGGATCCAGCCCACCAGGCACGTATCCAAGCAGCGATGCAACAAAACGATCGTTACATTCAACAACAGAGTGAAACAATCGCAAAGTTGAAGCCAAAGGTTGATCAGTTTTATAACGCCAAGCGTCAACAAGTTCAAGAATTTATTGACACTAACCGTAAAAACTTTCAGGACAAGGAGTTGCGTAATTCATATGTTTTTAATGAAGTTCGTGAGAAAGTAAGCAAGGACTGGGCTGGTGCTCGAGGACAAATTGTCCCCGGCATAGAGAACATAGACCTAATCTCAGCGGATGAGCATATCTTATCCCTATTACGAGACGGACTAAAGTATCGTGACAGACCCAAGACCAAGTCAGCAGGTGGCAGCATAGCCGCACTGACTAATCGTAAAGCAGGAACAGCCATGCCCAGTGGTGCAGCAGACAACGAGTCTAATCTTCGTGAAAAAGCCAGGAGCGGTGATAAAAAAGCCGCAGATAACTTGCTTGTAGCCCGCTTACAGAGTTTGCGTGCCGCAAGACGTTAAATAAATTAGAGCCTAATTAAGGAGATTATAATGGCAACTATTACAACAACGGCGATTGGTAACGGAACAACTGCATACCAGACAGACATCGTCGTAAAAGATCTAGACTTAGACGTATCAAACCGCGTTAAGGATGACACACCTGTTCTAAACATGTGTATGGCAAAAAAGCGTAAAGTGGTTAGCACTTTGCCCCTGTGGACAAACGACGTTTATCGTCAACCACAGATCCAAGCAGTTCCAGAAGGTGCCGCAGTTAGTTCAGCCAACGCTGAATCAAACCAACGTGCTAACATGGGCAACTACACACAGATTTTCCAAACCACAGTTGGTGCAACTGGTACAGCACGTGCCGTTGAACAATCGGGCGGAGATCCACAATCATATCAGGAAGTAAAACAGCTGATTGAATTGATGTTCGACGTAGAAGCACAATTGGTTCGTAATGACCAAATCGGAACCAAGTATTCGGGCCAAGCTGGTCTAGCATATGGCGCAAGTGGTTCAGCAAGTGCTAACGCACAAACAGGTAACGTTGCGTTACAAAGCCCAGTTCAAACTGGTCGTCGTATGGGTTCTTTGAACTCGTTCGCTGGCACATACAGTATTAACTCTGGTGATGGCACAGGTAACTTGCAAGTCGCTACTAACCGTGTTACAACTAACTTCAACTTAGAAGGTAGCGACACAGTTGGTTATCAAACCATCACTAGCGGCACACGTGCTTTCGTTATTGGTGGAACAGCAAGTGCATCAGGTTCAACAACTGTTACCAACAACGGTGAAGGCCTAGGTAGTTCATACTACACTTATACAAGCCAGTTGCAACAATTTGCTCCTAGCCTGTACAAGCAATTGGTTACTGTTGCAGAACAACGCTTCAACGCCAAGATCCGCACTATTGTTTGCCCAACAAGTTTGCGTACACACTTGAGCGATACTATGCCTACAAGCCGTGGTATCAACCGTGTTAACAGCGAGCGTGGTGACACAATTGCCACTTATGAAGGTGACTTCAATTACACTTATGAGATCTTTGATTCTTGGATCATGGACCAAATCGGTGCAAGCAACCAAATCTACTTCTTGAACGAGGAAGTATTACAGTGGGGTTCATTGCGTGACCTAGGACCAAACAACGAAGTATTCTCAAATGCTGACGCTAGTTTGGATCAGTTCATCATGGAAGGTACATTGATTGTACGTAACCCAGCAGGCGTTGCTGTCTTAAATGACATCAGTGCAAGCGGAACATACGTTGGTGTAACACTTGGATCTACTAACCAAATCGGTATTAGTGGTTCACTACGCCCAAGCGCATTCGTATTGCGTTTGAATTCGTGGGACGCACAGAGCTTCTAAACTCAGCAACGAGTTTATTAACCTCAAAGGGGCTTCGGCCCCTTTTTCTTTACACTAAATAATGTTATGAACGACTTTGACTCCGTAGGAAATCGCAAGAGTTACTTAGATGACTCTGACCCAGAACATAACCCAGATCAATACCGTATGGATCGAGGTGGGCTAGTTACCACTGACAACGGCATTGCAGACAGACTGTTAAAAAACGATGCATTATACAACGCCATGAAAGGCGATTGGAAACGCAGCGATTTTAACAAGAGCCGAAACATACGTGTAACAACTGGCCGTGAAGATGGCAAGTTTTACATACAAAAAGAACAGTTCAACGTGGAATATATACGTGAACAATGTCAAGAATACCGTAAACGTGCCGAAGCCGGATACATGGATCCCTTAGCACCAGTAATGCCAGATGGCAAGTTGGGCCACAAGTGGATTGAACTACCCGAAATCCTAGCACAGGATATTGGCAACAAATACTTTGGTGGCCTAAGTTGGCACACCATCAAACGCGACAGAACACTGAAAGCACAGTTCTATCGTGTGGTGCAACAGGAATACAATGACTTTGTCTGCTATCCAGGTGGACGGTTACCCATTCCCATAGAAGTGCCATATCCCACAGCAGTTGGACAAAAGGCCTTCTTTGCGGGTGCTAATTTTGCAGGAACACACTAATGTCAACACAAATTAATGACGCAAATGGCCTAGTCAGTTATCTAGAAGACTTTACCGGATCAAACAACAACAGCGAGATCAAACAGTGTATATACTTGGCTGAACTCATGATGCGTAACATTGAGTTACCAGCATTGCGCACAGATCCCTATACCACAACGGGCACAGCAGATGAAAATGGCTATGTGCCAATTCCCGCCAATATGAACAAGCCCATCCTGTTCTTTAATCAAGGTAATCAAGGCACTAGTGTAAACTCAGGTCCTTGGATTGTTTATGATCGTATTGGTGATAGAGATATCATTACAATGCAATTGGTAGAAAACATGTTCTTGAATCCAGTTAATGTGCCGCAAGTGTATCGTGGCAAGTTTGGCGAAGTAGGACAGAACTATGAATTTACACCAGGCTTGGGTGCTGGCAATATCATCAACATGTATTACTATACCACATGGCCCTTGTTGTTTGCCATAGACAGCAATGACGAACCTGTGCTGAACAATGTGGTATTGCAGTCATGGCCCGAAGGTTATGTTTACGGAACACTACACAATTATTATCTCAAACGCAAAATGTTTGATGATGCTGGCTTTTGGAAAGCCAAATTTGATGAGGCTTGGAACACAGTCGAAGATCAAAACAACAAAGGTAAATGGGCTGGCGGTCATAATAGGTTAACCAGTATATTCCAACCAAGACGAGACAGACGCTACTCACTACGATAAGGATTAAGTTATGCCATCATTATATGGTTTTACAGGCAACGCAAATGTATCTGTGACAAATACAACTGGACTGTATCAACTTTCCAGTAACACAGGTATAGTTCAAAACGCATATGGCAACTTGAATGTGGCTGCCTATTTGCCCACTTACACAGGTAATGTGTCAAGTGCGGGCCTGGGCCTTAGTGGTATCTTCACTGACCATTATTACTATGCCAATGGCGCACCATTTATTGGTGGCAGTGGTGGCGCAGGAACCTATAGCAATGCCAATGTTGCGGCTTATTTGACCACAAGCACTGGAAACATACAAGCCGGAAACATTACAGTATTGGGCAACTTGTATGTGCAAGGTAATACCATTACCAGATACACTGCCAATACCATTGCCAGTCAAATTATTGCCAATGGTGCTATTCCCAGCACCAGCACCACAACAGGTGCCTTACAAAGTTATGGTGGCTTGGGCGTACAAGGCAACATCAACGCTGGTGCAGTTTACACAAACAATTATTTTTATGCCAATGGCACACCATTTGCGTCAAGCAGTTATGGTAACAGCAATGTCAGTGCTTACATGGCCGGCGGTACTTTGGGCAACATCATAGTCACAGGCAATGTCAAGGCCTATGGTGCCATTGTTTCTACTAACTTTACATATCCCAATGGTGTCAGTATTCTTAGCGGAGTTACTGCCAACTATGGTAATGCCAACGTAACAGCATTACTTGCTGGCACAGTTACTATTGGTAACTTGACCACAGTCAATGGAGTATTTTGGCCCAATGGTGAACCCTACAGCAGTGGCAGTGTCATCAACACATATGGCAACGCCAATGTTGCGGCTTATTTGAGCAGCAACACTGATCCCACAATCAGTAACCTAAATGCCAACACACAACAGCAACAAGCACAGATCAACACAATCAATGCCAATGTAACTGCCGCAAATGTAAACATACAAACCATTAGTGCCAACTTGGGCGCATTTGAAACTGCAACCAATCTAAGTCTTGCAGGGGCCAATGCCGCAATTGCCGCTACCAATGCCAACATTGGCAGTTTCTATACCTATGCCAATGCCACCTATAGTACGCAAGCCAATGCTGGTAGTTTACAGAATCAGATCAATGGTGCCAATGCCGCAATCATAACAGCCAATACTGCTATGAAGAATTATGTAGATGCTGGCAACACTACAATGACCAATTATGTCAACAATCAAGTTACCACTGCTAACACAGCAATGAAAAACTATGTTGATGCAGCCAACACCATACAAAGCAATCAGATTACCACATTGTCAAATGGTCAAACTGGTGCCAACGCAAGTATTAGTGCGTTACAAGCCAACGTGGGTAGTTTCTATACCTATGCCAATGCCACATATTCAACTCAAGCCAATGCAGGTGCATTGCAGAACCAAATAACTGGTGCTAATGTAAACATACAAACCATTAGTGCCAATTTGGGCAGTTTTGAAACATATGCCAATGCCACATATTCAACTCAAGCCAATGCAGGTAGTTTGCAGAATCAAATAACTGGTGCTAATGTAAACATACAAACCATTAGTGCCAATTTGGGCAGTTTTGAAACATATGCCAATGCAACTTACAGTACCATTGCCAATGCGGCCTCATTGCAGAGTCAGATCACGGGAGCAAACGTTGCAATTGTAACTGCAAATACGGCAATGAAATCATATGTAGATGCTGCCAATAGCATACAATCTGCACAGATTACGACCCTACAAGGACAGGTTTACAGCAACGCCAATGCAGCCAGCTATCTAACTGTGTACACTGGTAATATTCAGGCAGGCAATGTATCCATACTAACTGACTTATCGGTTGGTGGCAATACAATTATTACTGGTAACTTGACTGTATATGGTAACACAACAACAATCAATTCAAATGTCATTACCACAAATGACTTAAACATCACAGTTGGTAATAACCAAACCTCAGGTGCTGCATTGAACAATGCAGGTATTGATGTTGGTAGTAACAACTTGGCCACTTGGAGATTCAACAATGCTTCAACAAGTTGGCAATCAAACATCAACATTACTCCACAAAGTAATGCAGTATACAATTTAGGTGCACCAACACTGCAATGGAATACCATTTATGGTAGAGATGTGCAGGCCGCAACTGCCACATACACAGGCAATGTCACTGCTGGTAATGTGTCAGCAACAAACTTAACCAACCAATACAACTTTTTGCAAGGTGAGATTGATGGAGCAAATGCTGCCATTATAACTGCCAATACTGCTATGAAATCATATGTGGATGCAGCCAATACTGTAATGACCAATTATGTCAATAATCAAGTCACTACAGCCAATACTGCAATGAAATCATATGTGGATGCAGCCAATACGATTCAAAGCAATCAGATCAACACAATCAATAATAATATTATTGGGGCTAACGCGGCAATACAAACACTAAGTGCCAATGTGGGCGCATTTGAAACTGCAACTAACCTAAGCCTTGCAGGTGCTAACGCGGCAATACAATCAACAAACGCCAATATTGGCAGTTTCTATACATACGCAAATGCCACATATAGTACCATAGCAAATGCGGCAAGTTTACAAAGCCAAATTACGGGAGCAAATGCTGCCATTATAACTGCCAATACTGCAATGAAGGCATATGTTGACGCAGCCAACACCGTCCAGAGTGATCAAATACAAACTATCAGTGCCAACTTGGGTGCATATGAAATTTACGCCAACGCAGCCATTACCAGTATCAACGGCAATGTAACTGCGGCCAATGCCGCAATACAAACATTAAGCGCCAATGTGGGTGCATTTGAAACTGCAACCAATTTAAGTTTATCAGGTGCTAATGCGGCAATACAATCAACAAATGCTAATATTGGCAGTTTCTATACCTATGCAAATGCCACATATTCAACTATCTCAAATGCGGCAAGCCAACAAACACAAATTAACACTTTAATAACACAGGTATATGCCAATGCCAATGTGTCAGCATACTTGCCAATTTATACTGGTTATATGGGCGGTACTGCCAATAACATTAACATTTATTCTACTACCAGCACTAATCCTTGGGCAGTTATTCCAATTGTAGGTAATGCTGCTACTGGTAGTCAAGCACCGTTTGTTGATGCTGCCTTACCTGGTGCATATAACAGTACATTCTATGCCAATACATTGATTAATAATTTTGGTAACAGTACCGGCTCCATCAATTACTACAATTTGTCAGGCAACATTGTATATGCCAGTACATCTGGTTACGACGCTGGATTGGGTTTTTGGAGATCAACTGATGCGGGTACAACTTGGAGTCAACAAACTACATCAACTTATGCCACTTGGTATTATCATGTTCCTTATTATACTGGTGCCGCGTTTGTTGCTGGCGTTCACGCAGGAACAGGAACCACGTACGGTATATATAGAAGTCTTGATGGCGGAACAAGTTGGACCAGCACATTAGCCAATTATGGTAGTAAGAGCAATCAATGTTGGGCCACAAGCGGATCTAACACAATTGGAGCTTTTGAAAGAACTTACGGTAGTAGTGGCAATGCAGGTGGTATTTGGATATCTAGTAACAATGGCGCCAGTTGGACAAATGCATTTGGTACAGGTACCAGTTATACAAATGGCTACGTAGAAGCAGTATACAATACAGGCACTGGCAGAATATTAGCAGGTATAAGCGGCACTACATATCGTAGTGTCTATTATTCTACAGATGATGGTGCTTCATGGAGTGCAACTAACGCACCTTATGGCATGCAGCCAGTCTCTTTCTTAAATACCGGGACAGCCATATTAGCAGGATGTTTTGGAAATGGTACTTCCAGTAGAGGTATTTGGAAATCTACAGACAACGGTACTAATTGGTCACAAGTGTTGTCAAATGGTGAATATATCAACACCATAGTTAAATTAGACAGCGGAATTTTACTAGCCGGCACCAACAGTATTAATGGCGGCATATATAGAAGTCTCGATGGAGGAGACACTTGGGCCATAGTCCCGGGATCTACTACTTCAATTCAAGGCCCGTTAACAGCAACACAAGGCATATTATCTATAAATGGCGGCACAAGAATACTTGGCGGTAATGGATTCGACGGTAGTCAGACCAATCTTGTTACTTTAACAACACAACCCGTTGGCCTATTTTGGAACGGTAATACCAATACACTTAATGTAGCACAAGGCACTGTTACCGCAGCCAATGTGATTTCAACTAATGGCTACTATTGGGCCAATGGTGCACCTTATGCAACATCTACTATAGATAACACATATGGTAATGCCAATGTGGCAGCATACTTGCCTACATACAATGGTAACCTAGGTGGCACACTGACAACAGCAGCACAGACCAACATAACCAGTATTGGTACATTGGATTCATTAAATGTCACAAATGCAATAACTGGCGGTAGCATATTAACTGCGACTGGTGTGTATTGGTCCGGTAACGGTCAACCATACAGCACTGGTGGCGGCAGTTCAACATATGGTAATGCCAACGTTGCTGCCTACTTGCCCACAGACAGCACAATTATTGCAATCAATGCCAACGTTGCTGGTGCCAATGCGGCACAGACGGCAGCCAATACTATACAAAGCAATCAAATTAATGCTATAAATGCCAATGTGGGCAGTTTCTATACATACGCCAACGCTACGTATTCAACACAGGCCAATGCTGGTAGTTTACAAAATCAAATTACAGGTGCCAATGCGGCAATAGTAACTGCCAACACAGCAATGAAGTCATATGTTGATGCAGGCAATACCATACAGAGCAATCAAATTGACACATTGACCAGCGGACAAACTGCTGCCAATGCTGCAATACAAACCATAAGTGCTAACCTAGGTTCATTTGAAACTTGGGCCAACGCCAACTTTGTAACCACAGGCGGCACATACAGCAACACCAACGTCACTGCTTATTTGGCAGGCACTGTGAGTGTTGGCAACATTGCCAGTGCAAATGGTTACTTCTGGAGCAACGGCACTGCTTATTCAACTGGCGGCGGTTCAAGTGGAGTAACACAAATTGTTGCTGGCACTAATTTAAATATTAGTCCAAGTGGTGGTACTGGCGTTGTTACAATTAACGCCAACACACAACCAGGCACATACACCAACAGCAATGTCACTAACTTGTTAAGTGGTGGCACATACACAGGAGATGTCATTGCAACAACTGGCGTAGTAAATGCCAGTGCAATGACTGCTACTGGTGCATTAACAGCAGGTAGTTATCTACAAGCCAATAATGGCTTATATTCAATTGACACATTTTCTGGCACCTACAGTGATGGTATTGTTGTTGATTATGCAACAGGTAGCGGACGCATCAGCGTTGGCACTGCAGACAATTTAACATTCTATACAGGTGGTGTAGCGGCTACACAAACACTACAGTTGGCCAGTAATGGTGCTGCTATTGCAGGTAACTTAATAACCACAAACGGCGTATTCTGGAGCAATGGTGTTGCATATTCAACTGGTGGTGGCTCTAGTGGAGTAACAAGTATCACAGCAGGCACGGGTATTACAGCCAATGCCGCAACAGGTGCAGTCAGCATTACCAACGCAGGTGTAACTGCTATTGTTGCTGGTTCAGGTATCACTGCTAATGCCTCAACAGGTGTAGTCTCAATTAGTTCTACAGGTGGTGGAACAACATTTAATGGCAACTTGTTAGGCAATACCTTAGTTGACACAACTAACAATCGTGTGACAATTAATGCAAGTCCATACAGTGATCCTGGTATTCAGCCACCCTTGTGGCAGAACATGAAGAATAATCCGCCTGTGTATATTGGTGGTGTATTGCAACCACCAACATATCCCAACATCAACAATTTGATCAGTAACGACAGTTACCTGATGTTTACCACAAGCAACATTGGATTGCAAAGCAGTTACCAAACCACAAACACACGATTTACCAACGGTATATTGAACTATCAAAGTGCATGGCCAGTGACTGCCAACACTATGACCAATAATGACCGTTTGCGTAATACTACCAGCATATTAGATCTTAACATGGCCGGTAAGTCTTGGGGCACTACTGCATCATCAACATTCAATGCTGCAGTTGGAGTTCAACAGAATTTCTTAAACTTATATGGCAATGGATATGTTACATCTGGCGCAGGCACAGGCAGTGTAATTTATATAACACCAATTGGCACTGCATTGGGCACAGGACTCAGTGCAAACATCACTTATGCCACTGGTGTTGTGAGTGCGGTGCAACATCAAACCACATATGGCTCAACTAACACAGCCAACATCACATATGCTCGTGGATATACTGCACAGGTAAATCTAGGCAGTAACAGCGCGGCAGTGACCAATGCCATTGGTTTCCATACTCCTA